TGGCGCAGATGGTCTGCGCCGCGTCGGCCTTGAGCTCGGTGAGGGCCGTGCACCCGTTGGCGTAGATGTACTGCGCCGCGTCGGCCTTGAGCTCGGTGAGGGCCGTGCACCCGTTGGCGTCGATGTATAGGCTTTCTGAGATTTGCTTCGTGTCATCAATTGGAACTGGTCGCCAGGAATCAGTAGTCGAATTGCGAACGTAGATTGCGGGAGTATTTTTCGTCGTATTTTTCATTTTGGGAAATCCTCTTTGCGGCGTGAATAACGGTTGTTTTCAAAGCCGAGGGTGTGGGGTAACTGGCACTACGCGCCTTCCCCACACCCCCGCTTCCCTCCCCCGCCCCACGGAGCCGACTCCGGAAGGGCGAAGGAAACTTACCAGGCGGGCTTGCCGCGTGGTGCTGAAGTAGCAGGCTTAGACCCGGTGACTGCGGTCGGGGCACCGCTGGGATTCGTCTCCGCCGCCTTCGCGGTATCCGCCGACTTCTGCCCGTTGCCGTTTCCGGTTGTGGACCGCTGCTCCCGCAGGTACTTGATAAGGTCAGCAACGCGCCCGGTATACATATCCTTGGCTGCCGCGCGCCGCTTGTCGTCGTAATGCTGCTCATCCATCAACCGGTCGGCTTCGGTGAAGTCGTCGACTTCTTCGCCGCCGCTCTCCAACTCGTTGCCGAGCGCCATGTCGATAGTCAGCTTCTGCTTGCCCTCGGCCGCGGCATGGTCCAGAGCCTGAGCGCTGGTCAGCTCCACGCTGGTGGGCATGTACTTGACCACCTGCAGAAGCGGGATCTTGCGGGCATACATCTCGGGATAGGCGTAGGAGTAGTGCCGGTCTCCGACCTTGTTCATCTTGCCGCGGTGATCCCAGATTTTGTCGATATCCCAAACGTCGATCACGGGCCATTCCATCCCGTTGACCCTGCCGACGGAATAGGTGTAGATCAGCGCAGCGGGATTCTTCGACCACTTGCCTGGCTTGTGGTGGATGCTGGGGCGGTCGCCATATTCGAAGTCGAACTCATCGTCTTCGTAGACGGCGCCGGTCCATGCGCCGGCTCGTCCCGTGCGGGAGAGCAGGTCCATGTATCCCTTCCAGCCCGGGACCAGCGTGCAGGTGTCTTTGTACGGGATCAGGTAGCACTGGCCCATGATCCCGGGCTCAAGGCCCAGCTGCGACGCGGCGATGATCGAACCAAAGACCGATTCGCGCGTGCACATGAAGAGTTTTGGGGTCTTGCGCATTTCGGTGAGCACGATGCGCGCCATGCGGTCCGGGTTCATGTGCCGCGGCAGCGCCGCTTCCATCTGCGGCTTCAGTTTCTCGAGGTCGGCAAGGATCGTCCTTGGATTTAAGGCGAGAGCGGTAGTTTCAGTTGCTGGTTGAGTTCCCATGGTGGTGTCGGCTCCTTCAGCTAGCGTTAGTTGAGGTTGAACGGGGCGGCGCCGCTTCGAGAGCGATACCCTCCCCGCCGTAGCGCGATCTGGGTGAACGCGGCTATCACCAAAACGCCCACGATGGCGAGCGCAAGATGAACTTGTTCCGCTCCGGTGAGGCGCGAGAGAGCGTGCTGGAGCGTGGTCCAGTAGGTCATAGGGTGAAACTCCCTGGAATCTCGCAGCGGATTTCGTGCGCGACTTCGCTGATGAGGACCATGCAGTCAGAGAGCGCGCCGCGTCCGACTTCCCAGAGTTCAGGGTCATTGCTCTTTGCTGCCGACTGCATCAGCGTCAAATGGGTGCGGGCGTTCCGCGAGGCTCGGCTGAAGAGGCGAAGGCGCTCATCCAGATAGGCCAGCGTTTGGTCGCGGGTCAGAGGGGCCACGGCAGATTCCTCTCCCGGCACCGCTGGCCGTTGGGCAGCGTCATCGCACGCACATGGCGGTCCTGCAGGTCGAGGCAGAGTTCGCACAGGTCCCCATCCTGTTTGTCTTCGTCATACAGGTCGCCGCTAAGGCTGAAGGGTTGGCCGCACTGGCCGCAGCACGATGTCTCGCTCATCGTTGCCACCCGTTCAGCAGGAAGTGGGCGACAAGCAGGAAGCACACCGAACCAGCCAGGACAATGACCAGCCCTGCCATTTCAAGGAGGATCAGCCGGGCGGCAAGCGCCAGCAGATGTCCGTCGTTGTGGAGCCAATACCGCAACCGCTCCATCCGTGTCGGCTTCGGCCGGAAACCACGGCGCTCAACCGAAGTGCTGCGGGGCAGCACGATCGGATTGGAAGCAGGGGCTGGCGCAGTGGTGGTGGGGAACGCGAGGGCAAGCGTCTTGTAAGGAGTGTGGATTACCTCGCCGGCGGCCAGGCGCACGCGCTGGTCGCGCGAGAGCCCGAGCAGGTTGGCGATATTCCCGAGGACCGCAAAGAACACGCGCCCGGTCGCCCGGTCAGATACCGAAACGATGCAGACGGGAGTTTCCGGATAGGGGATGGTGGTGCGGGCGGCAGGATTTGAACCTGCGACTTCGGCCTTGTAAGGACCGCACTCTGACCGCTGAGTTACACCCGCATTCGCAGGGTGTTCTAACCGCCCAGACCCCAACTGCTGGTGGTCTCGGCCCCGAACACCGCCGTATGACGCGGCGGCTGTCCCATCGGCTAAGGCGTGCTGCTTGTAAGGCAGGAGTCCCATATTTTTCCTCAGGCGATCTAAATAGGAAAGCGGATAACTTAGGCCGTTTTCCTTTGAAACACAACTTGCTTTTCGTACCCCAGATAGTCGATCACGCGAGGACCGAGCGGCCGGCGTCCACGCAAAATCTCGGAGATATACGGGAGGCTCACGCCAATTTCGTTGGCCACCGCCGTCATCGAACTCTCCTGCGTTACGCTGCGCAACCGCTCAACGACATCTTCGTGAGTGAGATGCTTAACCATCCCGCTTAACGTAAGGCAAGTGGTTTATTTTTGTCAATCCCCTCCTCAGTGTTTATTTTTCCGAGGAATGTGGAAAAGCAAGCACGTTGGTTGCCCGCTGCGGCGGCTTTTTCTGTGTCAGAACCTTCACCGCATCCGCCTTGGCTTCGATCCGGGTGTGGCTGTAGGTGTTGATCATGTTGCGGCTGACCCACCCGGCCAGCGCAATCACGGTCTGCTCCGGAACCCCCGCTTCGAGCAGCTCCGTCACGGCCAGGTGACGGAAGGCATGCGGGCGCAAATGCTCAATCCCGGTCTTGTCGCGCATCTGCTGGGTCTGTTTCCGGAGCCACGACTTTGATGCCGGCCGTAGCGGATTCCACGTTCGCCGGTTCACGCGGAAGGGGAACAGGTAGTGGAACGGCAGGTGGGCGCCGAGCTTCGCCGCGCGTTCAACGGCACGCTGGAACGCCTCGAGCGCCTCGGCGTTGAGCGGGATCACCCGCGGCCGGATGTCGTTCTTGGTCGCATCGGGCGGGATGTGAACCCGGGGCGGCCGCGCGTTCAGTTCCAGATTCTTCAGCCGCAGCCCGCGGAGCTCGCAGCCGCTGGCGGTGGTGTTGCGCGTGATCCGGAAAACGATGTCGGCCAGTTCCACGTTCGGGTCATTCGCGCTGGCTTCGAAGATCCGCGCCTCTTCTTTCACGGTGAAGGTCTTTGGCGGCTGCCACTGGGTTTCGTGCAGCGGCGCGTAATAGTCTTTGATCCCGTCCCAGAGCCCAGCCTTGCGCAGCATCTGCTGGAGCACGTTCAGTTCGTGGTTGATGGCGGAGGTGCCCACGGGGCTGGGTTCGCGGGTCTGTTCGTCGGCAAAGACCCCCGTACCCTCGCCGCGCGCGATCTGGTACGCCTTCAGGGATCCGGCGTGGAAGTCCGCCAGCGGCATGTCTCCAAAGAACCGCTGGAGGGCACGCACGTTGCCCTGGCAGCATTCGATTGTCTTTGGCAGCAGGCCCTTACTGATTTTCCCCGCGAGCCAGATGTTGCAGGCGCTGAACAAACTTAGCGACGCCATGTTTCTTTCCGAGGCAGCCAATTGCAAGGCCCAGATGCACGGCGGGCAGTCTTTGTGCCCGACCGTATGGTGTTTTGGTATCTCAGAGGAGGAGAGTGGCAGGTCGTTGCGTAACAATGCTCTACAACTTTCGGTGGGCTACTTTCGCGTATAGCCCAGAGAATCGGCCCATGTCTCCACAGTTTATGGGGTAATGTGCTCATTTCCGCCATGTTACCGCGCTGAAATTTGGTTTTTTCGGGGTGACTGTAGCCATACCACGGTAACCATTCCCTCCCCTGCCGGTAGCTACTCCTTTGGTGCCGACTTTTGCAGTAATGCAACAGCCCTGTTATTCACATCATCCTCACAGCCCCCTGCGGTCTACACTGTCGCTCCCGCCGCCCCTGAGTCAGAGTACGGAACGCGAAGGAGTCAGCCCAGAGCCACGCATGTGGAAACCAGCGTCAATAGCGCCTCCCGAGCCAGTTATCGTCACCTTCGATTCCAGTCTTGTGCCCCTCTGCGGCAGCCTCGGCGCCACCCTGCTTTTTTGCTGGTATGAGCAGGTTTTCGCCGCCGCCGGCTATCCCGAGGAGGGCATCACCCGGCCCCGGTTAAGCGACTGGCGCGTGCCGATCGGGTACGGTCTCGCCAAGAGCGCAACCTACTGGTATTCCGCCTTTTACCGGATCGGCGTCATCCACCAGGGACGTCACGTTTACGCGGCAAACGTCCGCGCCTTCCGCGAGTTCGTTTCAGATCGGCTGGAGGGATATGCTTTCTACTCGCTCGAAGTTCACGAGTTTCAGACCACCAGTATCCTCCACCGCAACCATGCCTATGTCGATCATCGCCTTGCCGAGCTGCGCAACACCCCCCCGCCTGCCATCCGAAAGCCAGCGGGGAAGCGGGACGGAATTGAGGCTGCAACGCGGGTTGCGCAGGTGGTGGAAAGAACCTGTTCGCCGTAACGCTGTGAGTTGTTCGCGTAACGGTCCGTAACGCTGTGTAACAGGCGAAATCGATGTTGATGTGTTCGCCGTAACGTTTTGGGGGTTGAATGCCGTTCGTAAAGCTCGACTGCGGGATTTTGGACTCATCGTTGTGGGTTAACCGGGTGCAGAGGGACCTGTTCATTACTGCGCTGCTGATGGCGGAACCGTATGAGTTGAAAGAACCTACAGACCAGATTGCGGTGCGGTCGCTGGAGAAAAAGGGCTTTGTTGTGCCGCCCGGCTGGTACGGTTTTATCCCCGCCGCCGGCACAGGGATCGTTCGGCGCGCTGGATACCAGCCAAAGGAGGTTGATGTTGCTCTTGATGCTCTTGAGGTTCTTGGCGAGCCGGATGAAGACAGCCGCTCGGAAGACTTCGGAGGGCGCCGTTTGGTGAGAATCAACGGCGGCTATCTTGCCCTCAACTATATGAAGTGGCGGGACTTCGACTATGGAGCGAAGGACCGCATGAGGCGGCTTCGGGAGCGCAAGAAGGAGGGAGGTGTTACGCGAACGTTCGGCAGTGTTCGCCGTAACGTGACGCATAGCAGAGAGCAGATAGCAGAAGCAGATCTAGTTGAGAGTAGTGTTGGTTCTAACAGCAGATCCAAAGTTAAGACCTGTGATAGTTCCAACATTGGCCAACTGCCGTTGGCCGAAGCGCTCGATAAACCAGCAACGCCACCTGAACCGGAACCTCAAGCGAAATCAGAACCTGAAGCGAAACCTGCGGCTGAAGCGAAGCCAAAGCCGGCAAAGCCCGCAAAGGGTGGGACGCCGGATCCCACCGAGGCAATCTACCAGGCCTACCCGCGGCACATCGGCAAACGCGTGGCGCTGGCCGCGATCGACAAGGCCATCGTTCGGCTGCTGACTCAGGGCGAGGTCAAGGGCGGCGTCTTCCTCACCCGCGCCGACGCGGAGCGGTGGCTTTGGAAGACCTTGGCGACCTTTGCGCGCAGCCCGGCCGGCAACCGCGGCAGTCTCACCCCCCACCCGTCAACGTGGTTCAACCAGTCGCGCTACCTCGACGATCCGGCCGAGTGGCAGCGCACCGAGGAGGCAAGTCGTGGAACAGGAGCAAAGCAGAGCGTTGCCGCCGGCAATTTTGCCGCGGCTCGTGAAAACATTCGCCAACTGCGCGAAGGACGAAGGGATCACGGCGGCGATCACGCTGCTCTCTTTGGGCTACGAACGCCCGATGACAGACACGAGGACCTTCACGCTCTACCAGGAAGCGCTGGCGGATCTGACTCCGGGGGAGCTGGGGATAGCGTTCTCGCGGGCGGAGCTGGAAGAGGCGAGATTCTTCCCCCCGCCGGCGAGATTGCGGCAGTTGGCGGGAGTCGAAACCGCGGACCAGTGTTCTGAGCGGGAAGCGCTGGAAGGACTGCGCTGGGTGCTGGCGAGGATCCGCAACCATGGCATCGAGGGGCGACCGAAGCGGCTGGGTGAGAAGCGCGCCGCCGGCCGCGGCGAGGATGGCGAGTACCGCGAAGCGGAGTACGACTACCTGCCTTGCCCGACGACTCCGGTGGCGATCGGCTTTGCGTTGAGCGAGCTCGGCGCCGGCAGCGTTGAAGCTGGGGTGAAGTTGGCGGCGTTGCATCCGATGCTGGCTGAGGTGGCCGGGAACGAGGCTGGGTCGATGGGGTTGACGCTGGCGGCAATCGACAAGTTCGAAGCCCGGTGGGTGGCGGCATGGCGGAGGTCCAACCGGTGAAGGTTGAGAACATCCGCGTGGAGGTGAGTGAGCCGCATCTGGACGATGAGCTTGCGAACTATGGCGCGCAGGGATTCACGCTGGTGCAGGTGGTGAGCCGAAAAAGTTTTCACCCGCCTGAAGTTTTCGTGCCCGATATCGTCACGCTGTTCTTCACGCGCGAACGCCCGCTGGTGCTGGACATCAAGGGCTTACCGGCAGCGCCGCCGGAGATTCGGGTTAACTCCCGATGAGCAATTCTGCGCCACGCGCCTCTTCAGGTAACAACTCCGTTTTGCAGTAATGCAACGCCTTTGGCCTCGAGCGCGCCAGGCGATGCTACGCTTCAGCCCATGAAGCTCATCGGCTATGCCATTGCCTACGACAGCGATCCCGGCCCTGATCTGGACGGCATCCAGCGGAAGTCTGCCACGTTCGTCAGTTCGCTGACATGGACGAAGCGGGAATATGCCGATGTGATGCTGGCTGCTCACAAGCTGGAATTTCCCGCTCTTGAGAACCAACGAGTGATTGCCGTCTTCGACGAGATTTAAAGAAAGCTCTGCACGACTTGTCCCATTCCTGCCTGGCGATCGCCGTTGAAAGTGAGCGAATGCTATTACCCCCGCCTCGGCTGGTCCTGTATGTCCTGACCCGGTGGAGTTGTCCGGTGGATGGATGGTTCGAAACCGGCACCTTGAAGTTTCAGGAGACTGCGCAATGCCCGGAATGCGGTGGCCGCGCCTTTTACGCCGAACACATCCAGGGCCAGACGACGCGCCACCTTCCTTTCGCAAGCCGGCCCCGGTTGACCAGCGAGAGCAACGGGTCGGTGTGGCAGGTGACGACCGACACGGGAATCGTGACGCGACCGAAGGATGCGAAGCAGTCCCAGCGCAGAGGCGGATCCCGATCCACCGGCCGGCCGCGGCGAGCAACATCCCCGGACCAGATTCCCGGCGATCCCCGGGAGCAGGCGCCGCCGGAGTTCGAGGAGTGATGATCCCTGAAGCCTTTCCATCGCGAATCACGATCGAGAGCGGGAGCTGCACCATTGAGCGCGATGTCCACGAAGTGGCGTATCTGGCTCCCGACCACGCCGACTATCGGCTTTTCCCGATGTATTGGGAGTGTGGGCCGCGCACGTTTGAGCGTCTCGTAGGGTTGGCGACCCTCGACGTTTCCGATCCAGGCCACCGGCTCCATGCGATGAACATGGTGAACCGCGGGCGCTGGGCGATGAGGTTCCGCGATATCCCCATCCGGGCAGCGGAAGTGCCTGAAAATCGGCTGTGGCCACCTGTACGAGGAGCGTAACGATGGAACGAACGGAGCAGCTTTGCGATATCCACCTGCGCGATGAGGAGAAGGATTCCGGCGCTGGGCACAGACGGCCAACAGAACCTTTGCATATTTTGTTTCAAGGTAATCGGTGGGAAGCAGTTTCTCCCGATCCTCAGCCAGCGCGCGCGCGATTGGCTCATTGCCTACGACAGCGATCCCGGCCCTGATCTGGACGGCATCCAGCGGAAGTCTGCCACGTTCGTCAGTTCGCTGACATGGACGAAGCGGCGTCCTTCCAGTTCTACCCCATGCTCCCTGCCTGGCTCAAAGATGAAATTGCCCTGCAGCCTGCCTATTGGGGCGCGCGCGAAATCGCGCGCGCGTACCGTCCGCTGAGGTATTTGACAGTCTACGCAGTCCATCGCTACCACAAACCCGCGAATTCCCAGGAATTACCGCAATCACCCGAGCCTACCGAGGACGAAACCGTGAAGAATGAGCACCCCAACATGGCATTACCCGGGATTTCCCAGATCGACAACAGCGTCCAGATCGACAACAGGATGGGTATTTGCCAAGACGGAGAACTTCGACCTATCAGCGAAGTTTACGGTGCCACGCCGCAAGCGAACCGCCGCGACACCGAGCAGGCGCGCATTGAAACTGTCGCGCAGTATCCCGCCGAGGCTAATCCCTCCGCGATCGACGGCGATGGCGAAGCCGTGGCTGAGGAGACGATGGTCCTTGAGGTGAAGATCCATCTCACCCACCGCAAGGCCAACCGAATGTTCGAGCGCTTGCCGCTGGACACCAAGGCGGCGCTGCTCTCGGACATGATCGAAGCGGCGGTGAGCTAAGGCTGAACCCCTGATGTCCGCGGAGGACGTGTCGCGCGAGCGGCTTGTTGGCAGCAATGCCTAGACCGGTACGGGCAGCCTGAGCCGATGAATCATCTCGCCGCTCCCATCTCCTCCACCAGTTTCCGCAAAGAACTACAGATCGGTTCGGCATATCGTTCAGGGAGCAGCATCAGCGCTTTCCTCAGCGTGAGAAGTTCACTAGCGGCACATTCAATTTCATAGGGCGTGCCAGTCCAGCCGCACGAATTGATGATTTCCCGAAGTCGCTCGTCACTGATTCTTTCTTCGCTCATCCCTTCCCTCCCATTTCCTCCACCAGAGCCCGAATGCTCTCAGCGGACCATGCGCGTGTCCGGGGTCCGAGCAACACGCCGGCGGGAAACCGGCCGCTCTTGACTCTATCAGCGCTGCAATGTCCCCTAGATTCTCGACGTGCTCGGCCTTTCGCGGTTATATCCGAGGTCGAGGAAAAACTATGGACGAGGCTAAATGGTAATCTCTGCGCCGCGCCGGGGCCTCCATCCTCGGCGCGGAGTGGAGAACAATGCTGCGATTCCCTCGCGTGCTGCTGCTGGCCGTCGCCCTGCTTGCCCTTTTTGCTGGTAGCGCACGGGCTCAGACCCCGAAGCCTATCCCGGTAACCGGCAACCTCGGCACCATCACCGGCGGACCTCAACCCGACTCCTACGTTCAGCTCACACTGATCAATTGCAGCAGCGGCAACCCCCAAATCACCGGGTATCAGGGCATCGTCAAGACCAGCTACCGGTTCGTGGCCGACGTCAATGGCAACGTGAATGGAACGGTCTGGCCCAATGACCTGATTGACTGCAACAGCACCACGGGCGCAACGCTCTATTCCCGGCAAATCGTCTCCGAGGACATCCCGGTCGGCACATCGCTCTGCTACCAGGTGACGTCGACGCAGGGCGTGTGGAACCTCCAGACACAACAGGCAGTTTCCTGCGGAGCCTCCCCGCCCAATCCCATGGACGGGACGTATAACAACCTGAACGTGAACGGGATTTTCAACGTCAAGGGCGGATTCACGTTCGGAGGCGCCAGCCAAACCTACCAGCAGGACGGCACTTACAACGCCTTCGCTCTCCAGAATCCATCATCGTCAAACAATGGCATCGCGATGTCGATGGCGCAGTGCTTGACGCTGCCCTATGCCTGCCGCGTCCTCGCGCCAACCGTATACGCGACAACCGAAATCCCAGCCTGGGAGTTCTACAACTGGACCAACGGCGGCTATCTTCAGTACGGCTCGCTTGCCGCGGCGTCGCTGCAGGATCAGCGCTTCGGCGGCTCGTTTAGTTCCGCGCTCAACCCAATCCAGATGAACCCCTACGAGGGCGGCGCTGCCAATGTGGTTTGGGGCAGCAGCTACGGCAACGCGACTGCGTCACAGGCATCCGTGGGCTACGCCTTTTCAGCGACCCAGACCACCTCTCCCCTCAGCGGCGGCCCCTGTCTCTCGCAGCTCTACGACAACATTTCGCAGTGTTATCTGTATACCCTGGCTTCGAACGCTCATCGTTACACTTCGGAGGGCTCGTCTCCGTTTCTGGTGCGTTCCTATGCTTCATCTCCAGGCGATCAGGTTTGGCAGTTAGGGGGGCTGTTCGGACCTGCCGGATGGCAGCATCCCTTTGATGAAGGTCAGGAGATGTATTCCTTTGTCAACACCGAGACAATCAACGTTTACCGTGGCACAGTCAGTGCCGTAAGTGGGTCGACGGTTACGGTGACGCCAGCGACGCCGGGCGCAGGTTCTGGCGAAATCATCGCAGGGACGCAGGGAGACGGCAGATATCTCACGGATACCACTTCTGCCGATATTGTGACTGCCACGCCCACGGCTGTTGTGGCCAACGTTCCCGGGCAGCTGGCTTCCCCAGCCGCCGGATCGACCTATGGCTACTTCGGGTACATGACTTTTTCTTCGATTCCAACCTCGAGCGCGTGGGGCACGTTCTCTACGGCCGTGACCTATCCATACGGCTCAAAGACGGTTACGTTCTCGTCCTCGGGAGGAACGCTGGCAAGCGGCCTGATCTGCGTAGCCGACGAAAAAGTGTCTGGGCCGGCCGTGGGCAACTTTGAGATGGTGAACGGCACCGTGTCCGGCAGCTCCGTCACCGCGACCTTCCACAAATCGCATCCGGTAGGCGCTGTCTATGCGCAGGGCGGTTATTGCGGCAAGCTGGTCGAGATAGTGGCCGACACCTTTCCCTCCGGGACATTCTGGAGTAACGGAGAGAACAGCGGAACCACCACTTATCCGGTTCGCTATCTCTGGCCCATTGTTGGATCGCCGGATGGGGCGACCCTCTGGGTGTTCAACGCCGGCCCCTGGCAAGCGACCCCTTCCTACGCTGGTTTCGGTACGACGTGGCCCCTGGCGACGAACAAGGCGGTAAATTTCTACAACGGCGCGGAGGTCCTGAGTGTGGCCGGGGCGAATGGCGACGTGAGCGACAACAAATTTACCCTCGGTGCGAATGCCGCCAATTTCACCACATCCATGACGGTGCAGGAGACGCATCCGGCGCGCCAATCCGTCAACGGTGGGCAGATTACTTTCTCGCAGTTTTCCCCAGGCGGATTCGAGCATGGGCCGTTCTACAACTTCACCGGCCGGATGCAGACTGCCTACGGAGGGGTCAACGTCAACAACCAGGCCGCATGGGCGTCCTACGCGGACGGCGGGGGCACCTGGATCCTGCCTCGCGCCGGATTCTATGGGGAAGGCCCGTGGCAGTATGGCCTTTTCATGAACGACAACACGACGCTCGAGAGTTTGATCGGCGAAGCCGCCGCCACCGCTGTCAATAACACCGAACAGCATATTGTGCAGATGGACCACTCCCAGGTCGCGACGGGCGACTACATCTCCTACGTCTACAACGACACCAGCATCGGTGGATCCGCGTGGGACTTCTTTCTGAGAGGCAATACCTCGCCCATCATGCGCGTCACGCCCGGCGGCATCCTCGGTACCTTTGCGGGGCAGGTGAATTCGAACTACGTCAACGTGTCGACCGGCGCCTTCAGCGGCTACATGCAGAACTGGGTAGCTGACTCGAATAACTTCTCTGGGACCGCCTGGCAATGCACATCCGGGTCGCCCACGGTCACCGCAGGGCAAACCGACCAGTGGGGCGGGACAACCGCGACCGAATTCCATTTCGCTTCAGCCGGCGCGTTCCAGTGCGAAAACAACTCCAGCCTTGTGAGTGGCGGCGGCACGCCGTTGACCGGCAGCACAACGTATTCCTCGAAGCTGTCCGCCGAAGGCGCAGTGGGCGATGAGGTCATCATCGTTGGGTTCGCCAATCACAGCAGCGTTGCCAATCTCAGTACTTCATGGGCCGACTACACGAGCACGGGCAGCAGCGGCACGACCTTTCCCCAGTTCCTGTTCCTCATGGGGGGCACGGCCTATGCGGGTGAAACTTTCTACGTCCGCAACGCTGTGACCGTTCAGGGCAGCTCGCCTACGTCCGTTCTGGTGACTGGCGATGCGCAGCAAATAACCTCGGTCCCAGCAACGAATCTTCCCGCAGGAACGACCTATAACTCGATCCCGCCGGGCCAACCCGGAGGATTCGCGGTTGCCCCGCTTGCGGGTACGACCGCAAGCATCGGCGGTTCAGCGATCACGGCTGGAAACTGCTCGACAGGAACGGCGACGATCGCTGGCGCTGTCACCACCATGACAGCTCAAGCGACTCCCGCGACCTACCCGGGCGCTCCGTTCTTCTGGAATGCCTACGTCTCGGGCTCAAACACCGTCACGGTTTCCGTGTGCACGAACTTTGCGACCGGGGGCACCCCGACCGCCTCGACTTACAACGTCCGAGTTTTGCAATAGGACGGATCAGGTAAGGAAAGGACCCTTATGAAAAAGGTGTTGTTTACCGCTCTCGTTGCTCTCCTGCTGGCTGCTTCAGCCAACGCGCAGTCCCGACCGCTCGGCCAGCTCCGCCCTGAGCGGGCCTATTGCTTCAACTCTTCGCTCGGGTGGATTGCGATCAGTTCGGATGGGACGGGAGGAGACTCGGTCAATTACCCGCCGGATCCGGTCGCGCTTTTCGGAAGCTACTCAGCCGGGGCTTACTACGCGCTCCAATGCGATTCGAGCGGGAACCTGATTGTAGGCGGCAGCGGCGACAGCATCACCAGTCCGAACAGCACCCTCGCGGTGGGGGGAACCGCAGGCGCAACGACACTGGACTTCAATACTCTGGCGCAGTTTTGGTCCAACGGCCCAATCAGCGGCTCTGCCGGGCTGACCCTGGTTCAGAATAAGGTCAGTTACATCGACATCACTGTTCCCGTCGCGATCAGTGTGGGGCATATTACTGTTCAGGTAGTTACAGCGGATAATTCGTCCAACCTTTACAACGTAGCGCTCTACCCAACGACAGGCGGATCTGCCCCTCTCGTTCAGTGGGGTCCTACGGCCGGAACGGCGCTGGGATCCTCCGCGAATACCCCAGCCACGATTGCAACGACCGCTACGGTGAAGGTTTATCCCGGCACCTATCTCCTCACGGTCACGACAAATTGTGCCTCGGCGTGCGCCACCTTCTCAGGCACGTCCTCTGCGGCCTTCACCCGGTTCAATCAGAGCGGTACCGGAACGACGACTGGGGCGGCTTTCGGAACGCTGTCGTCTGTCCCTGTGGCCTTCCATCAGTGGGGAACGGGCGGCGTTGCCATCATCCTCAGCAACTGACGGGGTGCTCGAACTCCTTATGGTAATCTCTGCCGCGCACGGGGCCAGATTCGGAGAGGAGCCTGGGTGTTCGATTGGGCAAACGCAGCTGCAACGGTGGGGGCGGTAGTTGTCGTTCAGGTGATTGCTCACGTCGCCGGATCCGCAGCGCAGCGGCAGGTTGTCAAGAACATGCAGGAGATTCAGCGGGATCACGACGCCAGGCTTAAGGCTCACGACGAAGAATTCAAAGCCCTGCCACGAGATTTCGTACCCCGCGTGGAACTTGTTGCCCAGATGCAGTCCATCCGGGAATCCCAGACGCGCAGCGAAATGATCCTGTTGCGGATGCTGCTCCACAGGGCCGGGATGGGCGATGACAAAGATCTGGCGCTCACAGCTTTAGGGGGAGGGTAAAGACCATGCACTTCGCGCAATTCGCAATCATCGCCGCTGTGGTCGCAGGGATCGGCATTACCCCGCTGATGTGGAAAGGCATCATCGCGTTTGTGATCTACGTCGGCAAAGCCGAGTACAGCAATTCTCCTGAGCCCGGCGTGAAGTGGAGCTGGGAAGTCTTCTACGCATGGCAGCGCGGCACGATCGGGACGATGCTCAACGAGCGCACGCACCAGGAGGCGAACCCGACGATGCTCTATCCGTCAACGCCCGCAGCCGTCCCGGCCGCGCCTGCGTCCACTACAACCCGATAACCGCCGCCCACCCGCGGTCAGAAAGGAAACACCAATGAAAAGTTTTCTCAGTTGCGTGTTGCTCTCCCTCGGATCTCTCGTCGCTGCGGCCCAGACCGCTCCTGCGCCAGCTGCTCCCACTGCCGCGCAGAACATCTATGCCGGCGGACTTTCCTATGACGTCGGCGGAAGTCCGGCGATCGCGGGTACCGCTCTCTATGCGCGGAACCTCAACACCGGGGCAACCCTGCCGACTTACGCCTTCACCGTGATCGACGCGCTTCCAGAATCCGTGAAGCCGTTCACCGTCTCCACCAACGTGGGCGCCGGCATTGCGCAACAGGTGGCGAAGGTCGGAAACGTAACTGTCTGGATGCCCACAGCCGCGGGAATCTCCTGGACCGGCACGAATATGGGCTTTCAGTGGAACGGCGGCGCGGGTGCCACCATTCCCATCAAGGGCAGTTACGGCCTGATGCCTTCGATTCGCTTCCTCAAATCGAGCGTGAACGGCGGCAGCGGGTACCAGCTGATCCCGGGTCTCCTGTTCTATTGGGGGAAGTAATCCCGTGTCTCGGAACAGCACGATAGCGACGGTTACGGGCTGCTGCTGCGCAGTAGCCCTTTCCTCGTTTCTGTGCTGGTTCCTGTATCAGGAGCGGCAGGACTCCCGCGCCGTAACCTCGAGCGCCACAGCCGCCGTTTCATTGATCGCCAAACAGCTCACGAAAAACGCCGATGGCTTCGACCAGACCCGCGCGGTGCTGACTGCGGTGGTCACGGAATTCACCCGGCCCTGCCAGGGGCGCGGCGATGACCCGAATAAATGCGGACTGCTGGCGCAGGTGAAGGCGACGGCGATCCGCCTTGGGGACGCTGTAGTTACAACGCAATTACAGGTTAAGAACAGCCAGCGCATTATGAACGCGGCTGCCGACGCGCTTACCGGCGCCGCCGCGGACGTCCACAGCGCGACGATCCATGCCGATGGGGCCGTCGATGAGTTGCAGACTGACCTCGACACCGGCAACAGATACTCTCCGGTGTCCGGGCTCAACGTCGCCGTCGCGGGCTGGGGCGAAACGGGGACGGACTTCCACAAGCTGCTGACCGACCCGGACAGCAACGTGAATGTCATGTTCGCGAACGCGAATGGCGCACTGGGCCACTTCAACCACATGGCCGCCGACTCCGACCTGAAGTGGCACGCGCTCCTGTTCCCGCCGCCCTGCCACAGTCTCGGATGCCATGCTCTCCAGATCGTAAACGGCGTGCGTGTTGCCGTCGGCGTTGTTGCCCCAGCTGCCGACCTGAACGAAATGTTCAGAGGGGAGCTGATTCGCGGGACTATCACCGTCAAGCAGGAGCCGCAACCGTGATCAACCGCTACGACATCCTCGGCGCGCTAACCTTCCTCGCATTCGGAGTGCTGTTTATCATCGCCTGCCTTCTCGGGCGGAAGCGCGAATGTTCCCTTTGCGGCGGTGATGGGCGTAACCCGTGGGGTGGCAAATGCCAGGTTTGCGGAGGGAAGGGCAAGATATGACCCCCGAGGGACAGCGTTTCATTGATCTACTGACACCGGACATGGTGCGCGCCTTCTTCCTGTTGTGCTGGAACGCCGATAGCTACGAGAAACTCGCGCCGACGATTGGGGCGAATCCAGAAGCACTGGAAGTGATGGCAGAGAGAATGTTCGAGCGCGCGGGGGTGGACTCTCGCCTCGGGCTGTTGCTGTTCGCAGTGAGAAACGGCATCGGACCCACGACGCTTGAGTCCCCAACCGAATCCAGCCCATGGAAGAGCTTTCGCGCCTACTTCAACCGAAAGTCGGAGGCCCCGCAGGTCTGGTCGGTGGATGAAGGCACCCAGGAATCTGAGGTCAACGTGAAGGAATACCTCATCCCTCCAGGATGCGGCGCGCAATCGCACTGGAACGATACGCCGGCAAACAATGACACCCCCGCGGCCTGGATCACTGTCACAGCGCGCGGGTACAAGATAATCGGCGGGACACTCATCTTCTACTGACGCCGCGCGCAACCGGCTTCCCTTTTTGGTGGCTAATGGTAATCTCTGCCGCGCATGGCCGAGCTTCAGCCCACAGACGCAGGTAGCAACATCTACCTCCCGCCATTTCTTGACCTCGTGGCGTGGTCCGAGGGCACATCGCGTAACCCTGCGACGAAGAACGACGGCTACGACGTGATCGTCACCAGCCACACCGGAATCCCGGAAATCTTCACCGACTACACCGACCATCCGTTCGATCAGGGACGGGCGCCGGTTCTGGTTCGGGCTGGCAGTGCTGGGGGGAGGCCGCTCTACTCCGACGCCGCTGGCCGATATCAGGAGATGCTGAAAATCTGGCGGGCCTACCGCAGCCAGCTGAACCTTCCCGACTTCTCCCCCCGCTCTCAGGACCTCATCGCGCGCCAGCTCATCAGCGACTGCAACGCGCTCCATCTGATCGCAGGCGGAGAAATCGGCGCTGCCATCACAGCCTGCTCGAAGGAGTGGGCCAGCTTCCCGGGAAACAGCTACGGGCAGGGCAATAACTCGATGGACGCTCTGCTTGCCAAATATGCAGAACTGAAGGGGTAACGACGATGATTCCAGGCACTCAGGGAAAAATGCCGCCGCCTGCGCAACCGATGCAGAACACGGCGCGCCCAATGCCAGCCAAACCCGCCATGGCCAGCCCCGAAGACAGACTGCGCCAGGCGCTGGGCCTCAGAGCCGGCGAACCAATCCCTGAGCAGCTGATGCAGCAGGTTCTGGCCGGGGACCGCGGGCCGGAGATGCAGAAGATGGGGCAGGAAGCCAAGGCCGCGCCCGGGAATTCGATGCCCGGCCGCCCCGACAGCCAGCAACAGGTACCAGCCGCCAAGCCGCCGATGGATGACGCGAGACGCTTCTTCGGCGGCCGCCCTTCCGCAGCGCCCCCGCCCCCGATGGCGAACGGATCGGGTGGTCAGGACATGAGCCCTGCGCAACCCGGCATGGACGATGACGATGAGGACGACACGAACGGACCGCCGAACGCGCGGGCCATCTTCGGAGGGAGGAGATAGCGATGCCGGCAAAACAACTCATCGCCGTAACCGCTGCCGCCTATGTCACCGTCTCTGCCACGATCTTCTCGCAGTACGTCGAGATCCAGGAAGACGCCTCCGGCTCGGCCGCAGGCCTTGAGGTGACATTCCCGGACGACAACTTTACCCAGGCTTACGAATATCAGCCCTCCGCGCAGCCCATCAAGATTGGCACTCCCATCGTCACGGGAAAGTCCGGGAGCGCGCGACTGGTTGGGAAACCCGATCGCACCGTCTCTGTGCCCAGCAGCGTCACGGGCAAGTACGTCAACGTCGATGAACCCGCCACGATCTATTGCAAGGTGAAATCGCTGGGGGCGAACACGAACATTCGCGTGGATGAGAGGCCCTAACGAATGTGGGAGTTCCCCTTCCTTTCGCTGCGGTCACACCGTGAAACGCTTGCGGCAAAAGACGAGACGATTGCAATCCAACAGGAGACGATTGCCAACTTAACGGCTTCCCTTCATGCGTTTGATTCCCTCATCGAATCGCTGAAACCAAAGGCCCAGGTTCCTGTCCCCGCAAGGGAAAGAGAGCGGACACCCCGCGCGCCAGCCATCGACTACGCGGCCCTTGACCCCGATAACAACGAACAGCTGGTAAGCGCGGCATTGGCAGAGATGGGGCCTGGCAAACACAACGTGGTACGCCTCCAACAGAGGGTCCAGCACATTCGGCGCACCATCATCGCGGCACAGAAAGAGAGAGAGCGTCGCGCCCTTGAACCGGGGCCGCCGATTCCCGCGGCAATCGAGCAGCTCATCGAGGAAACCTTGGCGCAGGGAGAATCGGCCGGCGCGGAAATGGTGGCCTAGCCCGTGGCCTCAACCGCTGTCGTTCCCACCGCCAAACTCGGAAGCAGTGCGCAGCTCGAGGACCAGCGCACGTCCTCCATCGAACCATCCCAGGACAATCCGCAGGAGGGGACCGGGGAAGAGGCTGCCGCCGCCGCCGAGCTTACTAAGGAGCAGGAACAGGCGCTGCTCGAAGTTCGGCGGATGTACAAGGATAATTGGGCACCGAAACGCAACGTCTTCCTGCGTCGCGCCCTGCGGGCCTTCGAAGTCCTGAAGAACAACCCTTACATCCTCTACAACGAAACCACCGTCGATTACGACTCTCTGGCCATGATCCTGCAGGGACAGGCGGGCAAAGAGGACATCGACTTATACCAATATCAGGACAACATTTACCAGATGCTGGCGCTGTCGTTCATCGCGGCCCTGAGCGTCGACAACGCGACAACTCGCTACCAGCCTGTGGACGCGCAGAACGAAGAAGACATTGTGATCGCCAAGAAGGCGAGCACCATCCACGATCACAACGAGCGCAGAAATGGTAAAGAAGCGCTCCAGCAGCTGGAGCTTCTCTATATTTGGTGCGCGGGCAGTTACTTCACTTATGTCCGCCAGATCATTGATCGGAACCGCGCCGGGGTTTCTAAACAGCCGATCATGGAGATGCAGGAGCAGATGGTCGCTCCTAACCGTTATATCTGCCCAAACTGCGGAGCGGTGATCCCTGAGACCCAGCTGAATCCGTTTGGAACGCCCACCTGTCCTAACTGCCGGGGACCGCTGGGCGACGCAGACTGGTTCGAATCGCAATCTATTCCGATGCCGACTAAGGTTGGGGAAGTCGAAACCCCCAATGGAATGACCGCTTTCAACGTGTACAGCGGTTTGAATGTCGACGCGGATCCCGACGCGCAGGAGTTGTACGAGTCCCCGCTGATCGACCTCGAGGTGGAAGTTCCGCTCGCCTCGGTTCGTGCGCAGTTCCCGGCAATGTACAACGTGCTCCAGCCGAGCACCACCGGCGATGGGACGGCCGACGGCGATTATGGCAAGAAGGCGCGCAAGCAAATTACGTCTCCCGCCGGCATCGGGCCATCTCTGGTAGGCAAGGACAACGGCACCTACTCCCGGTGCTGGATGCAGCCCGACGCCTTCTACATCCTTGACGACAAGGTGATGGCCGACTCTCTGAAAGAGAAATTCCCCAACGGGGTACGGTTGGTCAGCTACGTCGGTGAAATCTTCCTGCAGGCCGTTCCCGAACGGATGATGGATCACTGGAGCTGGTGCCCAACGATCAAAGGCTTGGGGCTCTACCCGTTCGGCGCAGGGGACGCGGCCCTCGACATCCAGGCGCGCATCAACGATGCCGCAAACACCATCCACGCCTACCTTGATCGCCTGGCCTTCGGCACTATCCTGGCCGATCAGGACTATATCGACGTCGCCGCGCTGGACCAAAAAGCGCTCATCCCCGGTAACTTCACGGGGGTTAGCCGCACCGATGAGGACACGGGCGTAAGTAAGCCGCTGAGTGATTTGCTCTTCCAGCCGGAATTCCACATCGACAGCAAAATCTATGAGTATGAGCCAAACCTGATCCAGCTCGCCCAGGTTATCTCCGGGGTTCAGCCGCAGGTATTCGGGGGCAGTGACCCGAACGTTCAGACCGCATCCGGACAGAAGCAGGCGCTCAATACTGCGACGGGTCGGCTGATGCTTTACCTGAAGCGCATTCGCGAGGAGCGCGCCGCCCGCGCCAAAAACTCCGTCCAGTGCACCGTCGACAACATGGACGACGAGATGAAGATGGTGATGGACGGGGAAACCGACGGGGACTACCGCACGGAAACCCTGCTCAAGAATGAGCTGACCGGCGATTTTCTGGCTTACCCGGAGGACGAAGAAGGATTCCCGTCCACCTATCAGGAGATACAGGCTCGAATTACGGAGCTGCTGACCCAGGGAGCGAAGAGCCCCTTCCTCGCCGCCATTCTTTCGGATCCCGATACGCAACGGGTGGTCGCCCGCTACATCCTCCCCGACGAAATCAAATTGCCCGGGGATGCGGAGCGGGCGCGGGTCAAGATCATCCTGCACCAGTTGTCGCAGTCCAAGCCGCGGATGGTGCCGGGCCCGACCGGCCACCCCATGGTCCTGCCGTCCATTATGCCGAACCCGGACTTTGACGACATGCAGATGGCGGTGATGCTCACGAAGAACTGGTTGCAACAGAACTGGCAGATGCAGGAGAAGAAGCCGAAAGCCTTTGCCAACGTCCTGGCATTCCTGCGGATCTGCGCTCAGATGAACGCGCAGAACCAGATAAAGATGCAGCTGATGGCCCAGGCTGCTGCCGGCGGTGGCGCACCTGGACCAGGCGGTCCCGGTGCCGGCCCGCGTCCAATCCCGCGTCTCGGACCTGGTGGTCCGCCTCCGCCGGGAGGTCCGCCGCAGTGAGCCGGAAGATGATCGCCGTGATCTGCCGGCACGGCGAGACGGATCTGAATGCCGGCAACCGTTTTCGCGGTTGGCTGGACGTGCCGCTTGATTCGGCCGGAGAAGAGCAGGCAGAGGCGGCGGCATCGTTTCTGACGCTCCAGTACGACATAAAGCGCATCATTTCCAGCCCACTGCTCCGCGCGTTCACCACCGCGCAACTATTCTCGAAAATGGCAGAGCTGCCCGTTTCTCAGGACCGCGGCCTTTTGCCCTGGCACGTCGGGATACTGTCCGGGCTGCCAAAGAACGAAGCCATGCCGGCGCTGAAACTTTTCGTTCAAAACCCCCATGTGAGCATCCCGAACGGAGAGAGCCTTCAGGACTTCGAGACGCGCGCGTGTGAGTTCTACACCCGCGAATTCAAAGAGGCGGAGAGTGAAGGGCTGACCGCGATGTTCGCGCACACCTCGAACGTCACCGTGCTTGAAAATCTGGTCTCTGGCTGCCGCGGCGGAGAACCGGAATCGGGAGAAACGGTCAAGCCGGGCGGGATCTGCGCGGTCTGGTTCGACGGTGAAAAGTACGAGGTGGAACCCGTCTTCGGCAAGCCCGAGGCTGCAAACTACGGCAGCTGAAAGCGCTGGTAATGGTAATCTCCCCCGCGCAGTAAACCTACTTACGCAGGAGAGAGCAATGGCACCAATCACGTTCCGTAACTCGAAAATCGTCTATTACGGGCCGCACAGTTGTGAGAATTGCGGCGTCACCATCGCAAAAATGGGGAGAGAGTGGGGCGGTACCGCCTTCACTTATCCCGAGGGGCCAATCTACCCAAACACCGAGTGGCACCCCCACGTTTGTGACCCCACAGCCAGCAAAGTTCTTGCCGCGAACCGCGCAGCAGAACGCATTATCGTTGATTGGCCAAACGCGGTTGCCCACCAGGTTGGCAAGCTCGGCTACGTCGTCCTCGGACGGCCACTTGAACCAGGACACCAGCACGGCCTTGTCATCAGCGGGTGTAGCACATTCTTTGATACGGACGATGCTGCCTGGGTGGGGGCGTTGCGAGTGCTCAACGAGCACATGCCTTACTGGGAAATGGACCTCCGAAAGTATCACGCGAATTCGGAGTTTTCCGATGATCTGGACCGACTGCCGGAGTGTCCTACCCCGTAGGTAAGCGAGCTGGGAATTGTCGCCATCGTTTGCGTTTTTGACCGCTAATGGTAATCTCTGCGGCGCAAATGGCAAACGCGACGACAGTTCCCAGCACCCCCGCAGCAGCAGCGCCTTCGGCCAGCGCCGCACCCGCCACGCCAGCGACTCCTTCCGCGACTCCCGCCACGCCCGCGACTCCCGCTGCTGCCCCTCCTTCCACCGAGGGTCAGTCGCTCGAACAGCGTCTCGCTGCCGCAATCGGTCCCGGAATGAAAGAGGCCGCACAAGCGCCTTCCGCCGCCGAAGTTCCGCCGCCGGCCGTGGAGGAGCCACCGCCCGGGGAGGCCGCGGTCCTGCCGCCAACCCCAGAAGAAGAGGCTGCCGCTGCTGCCGCCGCCGCTGCTGGTGAAGGTGCAGGCGAAGAAGAATTTGACGAGTTGCTTGGAGACGCGCAAACGCTGGCGCCCAGGGACCTCGCCGCAAAGATCGAAGCCAGCCCCGAGCTGAAAGCCGCTCTCGAGAAGAGTCCCGAGATCCGCGACCTTCTGTTCTCGAATGCCCGGAACGCTGCCAAGGCAAAACCGTATACCGATCGGTTCGGGTCTCCCGAGGAGGCGGACGCGGTGATCGCCGGGCACCAGGCGTATTCGAACATCGCCGGATTGCTCGGCGGCGTAAAGCGCGAAGACATTGGCAGCACCCAGGCAGTCATCGACGCCATGCGGAATTTGACCGCGCTGCGCGACGATGACGGCAATCCCCTCAAGGATGAGCAGGGGAATGTTCGCACCGACGGCACCGTCGGGCGGTTCATGCGGAATTTTGTCGTAATGACGTTCGGCAACTTAGAGCGTCAAGCCAAACAATCGGGCGATGATGAGACCCTTGCAGCCCTCGATCACACCATGGAGAGGTTAGGATTCCGCGCCCCCTCCAGCGCGGGACAAGGTGAGAGCGAGGAACTGAAGGCTCAACGCACCGCACTTACAGAACAGCAGCGCCAACTGGACGCCCAGCGGGATCAGGGCCGAAAGGAAGCGCTGGATCAGCACGACCAGCAGGTCTTCAGCAAGATTCAGACGGGGATTGACGATGCGGTGAAATCCATTCTCGATCGCGCGACCGGGCTTACGCCCTTTGCGCGGGAGAGCGCCGACGAGAAAATCCGCGCTGCCCTTGGGAAGGCCATTATGAGCAGCCCGGCGTATCAAACCGAGCTGGATCAGATTGTCCGAATGCCGGTCGGCGCGAAGCGGGAAGCCGCACATGTAGCACTCGCAAATCGCTATATGCAGTCGCATCTGTCCCGCGTCGCCAAGCCCATTCTGTCAGCAGCGGGCATCACGATCGCCAAGAAGGCTGCGGCTAACGCCACAGCCACGGCCGCACGCACGGAAGCCGCGCGTAGCGAGGTAAGAGGCAGCGCAGCGCCAACAGCCGCTTCGAGGGCTCCGGCCACCGAAGCAAAATCCCACGCGGACCTCAAGGCCGAACTGACTCAGAAATTTGGCCGCGAGCCCTCGCTGGACGAAATGCTGAAGGCGAGAATCAGCCCTGCTTTTGCCCGCTCCGCTTAGTTTCCAGTGCGTCGCGAAGATGAGGACGCTTCACCAGCCATAGGACAGGAGCCTTTCTCATGGCAGATCTTCAGGCAGGAGTAGGAGCGATCGCCGTAGCGATCGAGCAGGTTTACAAGGATCCGCAGCTGATCGCGGAGCAGGATTCGGAACTGGTTGGGATGATCGCCGACAATGGGCGCGCCGAACCTGTTTCAGCGCACACCTTCCGCATCACCTTCCAGGACCAAGTACCCGCGGAAGAGTCGGCCATCAATCTCGACAACGCCGCCGTTAACTTCCCTGCCCCCGGGTCCTCGGACTGGCAGGCCGGTACCATCACCCCGGTATCGCGCGCGCTGCCGATCGGATGGACCAAGCTGGCCGAGCTCGCCGGGAAACCGGAGCTGACCGTCGTCAACATCGTGGCCAAGCAGATGGCGGACATCATCCGCGAAGCTGCGAAGCGCTGCGACATTCACCTCTGCGCCGGCGACGGCACCGGGTTCATCGGCAACATCACCGCCGTTGACGCCGGGAACTGGATCCTCACGATGAACGACGCCGACTTTGGCGCGCGTCTCATCACCAAGGGCCAACACTTCGACGTCTACAACGGTTTGAACTTTGTTACCACGGTGAAGGCCGCCGCGGTGACGAAGAACGGCCCGACCCAGACCGTCTCCCTCGATAACCAGGTGGGCAACATCAACGCGATTGCGGCCGGGTATATCGCCCGCGTCTCTGGTCTCACCTCCGGCTCTCCGGTTTACGTCTACGGCATCCCCTATTGGGTTTCGAACACCCCGTTGGGTCTGACCGCCGGCATCGACCGCAGCGTCCCGGCAAACAACTTCATCCTCGCCAGCGGCACCAACGCGAACAACAGCGAAATGACTCCGCCGCTGCTCCGGCTGCCCTTCGACTCGATCAAGGCCATTCTCGGCCTGAAAGCGGTCAAGAGCGGTAAGTTCCGGTTGCAGTGGGGCCCCGCGCAGGCTGCGATGTATGAGCAGCTGGCCGGGCAGTTCTTCCAGATCACCAAGCAGGATGGCAAGCTGGGGACCTGGGATCTGCTCGGAGAAGAGGGTGGTTCCGGCTCGACCGTGGGTGGCAACAAGCCACTGGAGAACATCCACGCCCACAATGAGCAGGTGACCTACCTGATGATGGACCGCTGGAACAAAATCCAGTACGGCAACCTGCCCAGCCCGTGGTGGTTTACATGGGACGGCCGCCGCGTATTCCCGCAGATCGGCACCAACGGAATGCCGACCGCCGGAGCGGTGTCGTACCTGGTTGACACCCGCCAGTTCTTCGTCGACAACCCGCCCTCGCAGGCGTCGCTCTATTCGCTGGCTCTGCCCCCAGGCTACTAAGTCGGGAGCTGCCGATTGCGGCGGCAGGCTTAAGTCCTGCCGCCCTTCATCACGGAGAAGTCAACGGAGAGGATGGCAAAATGAAACGGATTCTGAATTTGGTAGTTTCGGTGCTGGCGCTCGGGGTTCTGGTCCCGGCGCTTTCCGCTCAGATCCCGCAGAGCGGCGTAATCAATCAGCCGCTTCCTCAGCAGGTCGGTGGCATCGGTCCCGATGGACAGGTGTACTACGCCGCGCTGGTACATGCGGAACAGGGACTTTTCTCGACCAGCCTCACGGTTGGTCTTGTTAACCCCGCAACCGCGCCGACCGGCGTGCCCTCCTATAACGGCGGGACAGTCGCCGCAGGCTCGAACTACTTTGAATGCGTCGCCGTCGACTGGGCCGGGAACTACACGTTGCCCAGCCCCGAGTCCAGCGTCGTTACTACCGCCTTCACCGGCAGCGTTCAGGTGACGTGTCCGGTTGTCGCCCACGCGGCCTATTACCAGGTCTGGGTAGCCGCGAGCAGCGGCGCGGAGGCGAATTACTTCACCACGCCCGCCGGTGCCAATATCGGAACGATGTCGCTGCCGATCGCTTCCAATACCGCCGGGACTATCAACACAACCGCGTCGGCCGGGATGGTACTGATTTACGGCGTGCAGGCGCCGCGAAAGTTCGTCCTCTCCGCCGCGTACACCAACGCGACTGCGACCGGCACCACGATCTTCACGATTCCGGTGCTGGCGTCGACGTCCTACACGATCCACTGCGCAGGCCTCTACAAGGCGGCCTCCGGTGGAGCGTTCACCCTCGGTACCGCCGGGCCGGCTTCGCCCACTCTGGTCACTTACAACTATGTGAACCAGACGGCGTTGTCCACCGCTGCACCCACCTATCTCAACTACAACGGCACCGGGACCAGCTATCCGACAGGGCTTGATACCACCGCCGTCACCACCGCCGCGACCTATATGCCGTTCGATTTCACTCTGATGCTTACGAATGGCACGACCGCGGGGAACGTGACGGTCACGGGAGCAACGATCAGCACCAACACCCTGACTGTTGCCCCGGGTAGCTACTGCCAGGCCTACTAAGGCTCCGGCAGCCAATGTTCTCCTGGGCGGTGATGAGCCGCCCGGGGGCTTTCGAGGCTAGCGATTGAAATATCCAGACGGATACGCGGGCGACGAGAACCGCACCATCAGCGAGTTTCTCGTCAAGATCGGCGGCAAGAGCTATAACGGCTATCCCAACTACCGCCTTGTCATCTCCGAACAGGTCTTCGAACGCAAAGGCGCCGCCTGGCATGATTGGGACGACAACATCGCCGTGGGGGAACGCTCCGAAGTTGTGCGCAAGGTTGTCCAGGTCGTTGAAACGTACACGCGCGGTGGCCAGACGTTCGAACTTGTGGTGCCGCACAGCGTGATGTTGCCAGGCAACAAACCTACCCGCGTGGTAACCGAGGTTCGCAGAGTGCCGAAGTACTCTCACCTCGACCTCCAGGGGTGGATTCTCGAGCGCTGGTTCCCACCGTCGATGTTCGGCAGCCCCGAATCCTGGTATGCGCGGAAGGTGAGCGGATCAAGCGTCCCGATGCTCGGACCTTACCCGAGCGAGGGACTTTACGAGATGATCGCCGGAGTCTTCCCCGAGGTGCCGAGCCAGAGCTTTCTCCAGGAATTCATCCGGTTTCAGCGGCAACGTGCGCAGGAAGCCGAGGAGCGCGACGCCCGCGCGGTGATTGCCGAGAAGATGGCCCGCCATGAAAAGGCCGAGGCAAACAAAGCTGAGAATCTGCGGATGCGAATCCGCGAAATGATTTCCCCGCTGGTGGGGACCTCGCTGGCGGCTGGACGCTGGCGCAACACAATGGCCGAAAAGGCCGGAATCCGTTCCCACATGGGGAACTGAGGAGAGAAGAAAGCACATGGCAGAAAAGCAGGTGGATTACGGATCAGGCCGCTCGGTTCTCGTCGATGTCCCCCCGGAGATGGAAACGGGCAGCCGCGAGATTGCCCAACAGATGGGTGTCCAGGTGGACCAGCAGGGAAGAATTCGCTCGGCAGATCCAGGCCACGCGCCCGGCCGTTCGCGGGATCCTCAATATGAGTCGCGAATGCTTTCTCTCAAGACCCGCCTGAAGGCCACCGGCGTTGTGCCCGCAACCGTGTTCAACTTTCTGCCCTTCATCCTGAAGGTGAATTCTCCCGTCTCAAGCGTGCAGGGCGGAGTGCCGGCGGTAAAAGGCAACAAGGAATTCGCGACCCGGACCTGGGATACCTGCGATATCCAGATTGTGGAGCTGGGGGAACAGGGCCGTTCACCGCAGGAGTTTCACCCCATCCAGATTGCCCAGGTCTTCGAATATGAATATCCGGCCGGTGGGGTGGTCGCCATTCAGTGTCGCCCCAAGGATGCCGGACGCGCCGACGTCGCGAAGCTCCTGAAAGAGCACGCGGCGCAGGCGGTGATATACATGCGCGGCCAGATGGAAATGGGCGAGAAGCTGTGGAATGCCCCGGACCGGATCCAGCGCCAGAACGTTCGCTCGGTGCACCGGGCCTGCGCACAACGGCTGTACGATTTGCACATCATCAAGGCACTCCCGGACTTCTGCTCGGCCAAGGTGGACCTCGAGGATGCGCCCCACCCCTGCATCAACTGCGGGAAAGTCCCCGACAGCAAGTTGATCGCGCAGTGCCAGTGCGGATGGGTGATCAACCCTGGGACCGCCTTCCAGAACAACATCATCCAGGAAGACGACCCGGCGCTGGAACGGCTCACGCGTGCGGAAGTGAAACTGCTCGGGATCTCGGATTACGTTGCGGAGACGAGCGACGAGAAGCCGAAGCGCCTGAAATCGGGGGCGCCGAAACCCTTCTCTGCGGCAGCTACCCGGGCGCTCGATGCGGTTACGCGAGCCGACAAGGCGAACGCCGCACCAGCGAAGTAAGGGGGGAGCTTTGCTTCAGAACGTTGCAGATATCGTGAAGAGGACGGGAGCTTTGCTGGATGATCCGGCAAACTCCCGTTTTTCTTCCGACTACCTGATCCCCCACATCGACCAGCAGTACGACGAGATGGACGTCGACCTCGAGCGCCTGGGGATGCAGTACATCGAACACATCGCCATCGTTAACATCGCCGCCAACGTCAACGACCTCACCTATCTGCTGGCAGACGGCCAGGCACTCTCAACGATGAAGTTGCCGAAGCAGATTCGCTGGAAGCAGCAGGGGCAGCCCGACAATTCATACATCAAGAGCGCCATGGTCGACGAGGTGGACGAAGTGGACCCCACCGCCATCGGCATCACCGAGTGGACCTTTCAGCAGGGCTCCATCCAGGTCACGCCCAGCGCGATTCCCCTCACGGCGAAAATCTACTTCGATGCGGTCTCTACCGATATCTATGACCCGGCACAGAATGTGATCCGCGGCACCGCGCACATTCTGGCGTACCGCGTCGCCGCCTACGTTGCCAGCCTGAACAACGGCATGGGGACCTTGCAGAAGAAGCTGGACGCCAAATCCGCACGCTCCTGGACCGCCTTCTGTTCGTTGGTGGTGATGAACGGCCAATCCAAGCAGCGAAGTCCGCGTCCGATCCACCGGCGGACCTACCCCTACGGCCAGCCGACGCCCCTGGCTCCGAACTCCTGAAAAAGCAGCTTTGTGGCGCGAGCCGTAGAAATCACCACTGCCGAGCCGCGAAATCCTCATCGCACTCGTCCTCAGTGCAGTAGTAGCCCAGCGGCGCGCGGTACATCTGGACTTTCTCGCCCACGGTCCCGCACGCCGCACACTTGGCATAGGGACCAAAGTGCCACGAAAAGAGCCTCTCCAGGAAGCGCCTCATCTTCGCCTCCGGTGCCGACTCTTCGTGAAGAACGGCGCGATCAGGAGTGCCAGCACAGGGATGGATATGAGGAGCAGGACCTCTTGGATGTAGTCCATTTCCACATTGTAAGCCCCGACCTAAAAGATGGCAGGTTCAAGGCAGTTCGCGGCGGCTAATGGTAATCTCTGTCGCGCTTGGACGGCTGATGCCGCTCACCAACCGCAGCTAACTGAACCCGCGGCTCGCGCGCCGCGCCGGAGGAATAGCAAATGACCCTCGCAGCTCAGGTAACAGCCGTCGACCTCACCCGCCGTCGTAAGCGTCAGACCGTCTCTGTTCCCACGACCGGGAATTACGTCCAGGGCGGCGACCCGCTTGATCTTTCCGCCGCAACCAACCCCAGGTTCCTGCAGGGCGGAGGCTTCGGCCGCGTTCCGGGAGAATGGGCCGCACTCAACGCCCCGGGCGGCTATACCGCCGAATTCATTCCCTCCCAGGGGGGAGCGCGCACCACGTTTCTGACGACCGCCTTCACCCAGCCCGGTGGCGCCGGCACGGCACTCAAAGTCACCTTCACCCCCGGCAGCACGGTCACAGGTCAGTTCCGCATCAACTCTGCGGGCGGAACCGCCAACGGCAAGACGACTGTGAACCTCGCGAACTTTGCCGGCCTCGCCAGCAACCTTCCGAACGTCATCACGGCCGCCGCCGCTGCGCTGACCGCCTTCCTGAATGCCGGCCTTGGGGTAGTCACCGGGTCCACCTACACCGTCACCGTTGCTGCGGGCGTGATCAGCATCACTCCCAGCGCCGGTGGCAGCGCCGGAGAAACCCTCTCCGTCACCGCCAGCACCGTCCAGGAATATGCGGCCAGCACCAGTGGCGCGCTCCTGTCCAGCTGCGCGGTGAAGTTCTTCAGCGCGGATGGTACCGAACTGGCTGCGGGCGCATACCCCGATGCCATGCAGGTCGATCCGTTGCTGCTCGAGCTGTCGGTGAAGATGTACAAGGGCATGTAACGCGGTGATCTTTGAGGGGAGCACACCACAGGTAACTCCGCGCTTCGGCAGCCTATGCCAGTGGGATGCTCCTGTACTGCTCCCCCTCGGTCTCGCCCAGATCGTTCGGAACGGACGCTACACCGCGCAAGCGACAGCCTGCCGGTTCGGTCTTTCGACTCGGCTTGGATTCCAGCAAAACAACCCCATCTCCGGGCTGGGCTCCGTCCGCTATCTCTCCCCAGCCATCACCAATCAGGAAATCATCGAGCTTCTCGCGTATACGCAGACCGACGGCAATCTGTGGTCAGCGGTACCGTTTCAGCAAAACACCATCACTCAGCTCACGACGCCGGCATTCCTCGCAGAAGCCAATCTCGCCGCCACCACAGGGCTGAACCCCACCATCACCCAGGCAGCCAACATGGGAGTCGTCGGCATGACGGATCTCGTTGTCGGTGTCGCTCCGGGGCTCATCTACGACCCGGAACAGGGAACGATCGACCAGATTTCCGATCAGCCTTTCGGCGCGGCATGGACGCCGAATACCCGCTACCGCGTAGGGCAGGTCGTGACCCCCAGCCAGCTTCAGACCTTCGGAATCATCGACAATCCCGGGACGTGGATCCCGCTCCAAACCGGCTATCTCTATCAGTGCATTCAATCCGGGATCAGCAGCGCGGCCAATGCGCAACCGGCATGGCCAACCTCGATCGACGGCCAGGTGAACGACAATACCGCCAAATGGCAGGAATGTACGCCGATCGCGCTGGCCGGTCTGCCGGATCCCGCCGCGCCCTCCAACCCCACCACCGCCAACGATGCAGGGTCGCCGATCGCCCCAGGAGCGACGGTGTATCTCGCATGCACGATGGTGAACGCGCAGGGGGAAGGGATCAACGAGCTGGTTGCACCGCTGGGTCCGAATGCCGGGCAACTGGATCCGACGCGGATGCTGGTCTGGAAGAACAACACCGCTAACGCTGTCGACCTCACCGTTGTTTTGCCTGCCATCCCAGCGATATTCGGCACGGCCGGGCCGCTCGGTGCAAACTTTGGCGCCAGCAAACTGAACCTGTACATGCTCATCGTGCCCGGCACGCCGAACCAGGAACAGTACACCGATCCGAGTTTCTATGCGCAGGTCGCAGGAGGCCCCTTCGATCCGGGGGCCAGCGTAACGCTCTCGAACTACGCCACGGGGCAAGAGCTCCCGACGGTGAATACCGCTGTGCTCTCGCTCTCGCTCGGAAACGTTCCCACGGGCGTGCGCTACATGATCCAGCTCTTCGAGACGCGGACGGATTACCAAACCGGTTGGACGAACTCCACCCCCATCCGCATCAATGTGACGCAATCGGGCCAGCAGATCACCCTGCTCCGCGGTGTCGTTGGACCTTATAACTGCGAGGCGCGCGTCTTCGCGTTCACCGTCGCCGGCGCTTCTGCCGCAGGCCCGTACACCTACGTCGATCAGGCGGACATCGAAAGCCCGGGATTCAACCAACCGAATGTCAATATCACTGCCACCCGCATCCCGGACAACGTAACGACGACAGGCCTCTTCAACATCACCGATACCTATCTCCCCGGCGCGTCCGATGTTACTAACTACGCCAACCGCATCCTGATCCCGCCGTTTGTCGACGCCTACTACTCGAAGACTTTGCAATCTGTCGTCTATTCCGGCGCGCAGGGTTATCCGAGCACCCTCCTGATTTCGGACGTGGAGGACCCGCAGGCGGTCCGAATCCCCGGCTCGAACCTCGACGTTGCCATCAACGACGGTGACAGGGCGGTCTGCTACCGGGAGGTGCGCAACATCGGCATCTGCTTCAAGGAAAACTCCGGCCACGTCATCAATTCGAACGACGGAGACCCGTCGACGTGGGCGGCAGACGAGCTCTGGCAGGGCATGGGGCTGGTCGGGCCGAAGGCGATTGCAGTTTCAGCCGAGGACAACAGCCAGTTCGCCGTGTTCGCGCACCGCTCGGGGCTCTACCTCTATGAGGGCGGAGCGCCGAAACTCATCTCTCGCGAGATGTACACGTTCTGGAACCAGATCAATTGGGCCTACGGTCACCTGATCGTGGTGAAGATTGACGAGACCCGCCGCCAGCTCCGCATCAGCGTTCCGCTCAATGGCGCGACCGCCTGCAATGCGGTCTTCACGATGTACTACTTTTTCGGCGTGGGAGATCCGGTGGTTTTCATCACGCGGACCGGGCATCTGGTGCCGAACCCGGATGGGCGCAAGTGGTCGGTGGATGACATCATCGCCCCCGAAATCCTGTACGTCCCGCAGCGGTCGAAAGCTGAAGCGCAGCAGGCGGGGGTGGATATCTCTAACGAGATGATCTTCGCGTGCGCGGACGGAAGCCTGAAGACCGTCACCGACAATCAGTACTATGACGAAGATTTCACGGGCGGACAGGTCGGATTCTTTGGGCAATGGATCGGCGTGCCGGGCGCGAATCCGAACCTCGCCGTGTTCGGGCTGGTGGGAGCGAGCTGCTCGGCGGTTGGCAGTGGGCTCATCAACGTTTACGCCGTCGACGACAAGTATGCGGTGACGGGAAAACTCTACCCTCTCAGCAAACCCAACCGCCTCTGGCGTCTCACCGCGGCGGAGACGCAGCGAGACTTTGGCTCGATCGGGCATGAGGCGACGCGATGGGGCATCGGCTTTGACAACGGCGGAGTGGCCGGCGCGTGGTGGGAGATGCACACGGCTACTCTGTGGATCATCAAGAAGTGGTCGCAGAGGGCGGGGTAAAGAATGGCAAACGTCCTCACTCTCGCGCAGCAGAACGCACTGGCCGCCGCCGCCGGCAACCCGCAACTGCTCGAACTGCTGGAATCTCTCGTCAACACGGTGGGCGCCACGCAACAGGCGACCAACACCACCGGCAAGAACGTCCCGCCGCAGGCCCAGGCCGTGGTCAGCTACCTGAAGGGCAACTATATTGTCCAGATCACCAACCCCGGAGCCAGTTCCCCTCTCAGCGCGATCCAGTCTGCGCAGGCAACCCAGAACGCCAACCAGGCCACGACCCTCCAGCCAGTCACGGCGATCCTTCACCAGATCCGCTACGCCACCTCTCCCTCCTTCGGGGTGAATGACAACGTGCAGGTGCTGGGCGGCACAACCGGTTCGACCCAGACCTACTGGACCCTGACCAACCTAGGGAGCGGCAACTTCTATTTCCAGATTCGGTCCAGCTACGACGGGATCAACTTCAACCAATGGAGCAACGCCAACGGCGGTCAGTCGATCACGAGTTTCCCGGAGCAGGTCACAACCGAGCAGCAGACCAACTCCGATTGGGCGGTCTTCACGCTGCCGGGGGACCAGCTGGTTGCGGTCGGTGAGGGATATGTCCCGGACCAGGGGACCTTCACGCTGCCAGAAAATCTCTACAGCTCGGCCATGATCGCAATCGCAGGCCCCAACGGATACCAGGACGTGGGACGCCACGTTGCCGATATCGCGAATTCTGACGTAACTATTCAGGTTCCACCGGATACCTCGGGGACGCTTGGCATTCCCGACTACCCCATCCTCGTGGCGCTGAAGTACGGAGATCAGAGTTTCCCGCAGATCACCTGGCCGGGGAACGCCAACATCTTCGCCATGGCCTACGATCCGGCGGGCAGCAACGTCACGCAATACCCGAGCGCGGATGGACTCTCGTTTTGGGCAGTGTTTACGCTTCCCGGCGGCGCGCAACTGGCTTTCGGCCAGGGAATCACCCCCAACGCCGGCACCATAGAAATCCCGGCGGCACTGAACTGGATCACGTTCGCAAAGATGCTGTCGGTGTGCTCCCCCCGAGGGAATGAGTCGAACAACAGCGCGCACGGGGTTTACGAATGCCAGCTCGCCGCGTCGGGCAGCGACATCATTGCGCAATGTCAATATAGCGACGGGACGAATATGTGGCCCGGGCACGCGAACTGGTTTGCGATCGCCACGAACCTGCCTCTCCAAACGCTGACAGACGGCAGCAAATGGCTGGTGGTGAACCTTATCGGCGGGAACCAGATCGCCTTCGGCGCCGGCCAGACTCCCAACGCAGGACAGTTCGAGTTGCCGAGTGGATTCAACAGCTCCCAATCCGTCGGCATCGCCTGTCCTGGAGGGTTCACCGACACCGGGAACGACATGCACGGCGTCGCGCAGTGTTTTATTGATGAGGGCGCGGTGGTCGGGCTCACCTACTCAGATGGGAGCGGAAACGTCTGGAGTGGGCCAGCAAACTGGATGGTCTTTGCCTGGACCCTCGCGGGTCAGACGCTTACACCCCCAACGCCCCCCGGGGTCATTGTCTATCTGGTGCCGAGCGGTGTTGCTCTGCCGACGGGCGGGGAGCAGCAGTTCACCGCCGTGGTCCAGAACACCTCAAACCATGCGGTGACGTGGGCAATTGACGGAATCGCGGGAGGCAATTCGAGCGTGGGGGTCATTGATGGGACAGGACTCTACACCGCTCCGACGTCTCCGGGGAACCACACGATCACCGCTACCAGCGTGGCAGATCCAACCGCGATTGGAAGCGGCGGGATCCACGTCAGTTAGGGCGGAATAAAGATTATGCCCGAGGAGCCTAAAAGCGATTCCGAGTCGTGGCGCACCTGGCGGCGAACCTCCCATGGTCTGACGTGGCGGGTAGCGCTGCCAGAGGACATGCCGGCAATCTGCCGGGTGTGGAAGGCGAAGGCGCGAATCATCGGAACCAAGGGACGGATGCCGGATCCATTCTCCTTTCCGGTTGTCATCACCCTGGTGGCGGAAGACCGCCGCGGCCGCGTGGTTGACGGCGTGTTTCTCGAGGCGGTAATCGACGTCACGAAGATGGGGGCTAACCCAGAGGGGTTTGCCTCGCTGGTGACGGTGGAGCGGGAACTTGCCGGATTCCTGAAATCACGGAAGTTTCGCCGGATAACGGCACAGATGCCGGAGCGGCTCGCGGTTCGGATGCAGGCGGGGCTGGTGCGCTCGGGTTTCCAGCAGCAGCAGCAACTGACCCTTTGGGACCGGTGGCTCTGACCGCCTTATGGTAATCTCTGCGCGCCATGGCGACAGGTGCATCGGATACCGATAAAGACCAGCTGAATATGTACAACGGCGTCGAATCCGGCGCCCTCGGGAATTACAACTCCGATATCGGTAGCTATAACTCGAACATCAATTCCACCCTCGCCGCAGGGAATCCCTACGCTTCCCAGCCGTACCTCGAAAACCAAAATATTGCCACCTCCGGGGCGATGAACGCCGCGAACACCCGGGAGGGGCAGCAGTTGCGTGACACCACCCGCCGGGCCGGCACGAATACCGCTGCCATCGCTGGCACGATTGCCGATTCGGCACGCACCGGCCAGCGCGACCTCACCCAGTACAACGCGACCCAGGCGAACGAAAACGAAGACAAGTGGCTCAACGAGCAGCAGGGCCTGTTCCGCGATCAGCTGGCTGGGGCAAATAGCGAGGCGGGGGTTTACGGCACTGCAGTCGGCGGAGCAAACAACGCGACCTCCAACTACACGAGCGCCGAGAACGCACAGGACGAGATGTGGGGGCAGATCATCTCCGCCGGTGAAGCAGGGGCTGGCGCCGGAGCTGGGGCTGCGTTCCATGGGTAGAGGGTAGATGCCATACGATCCCGAGGATGATGACGAGCAACCGGACGGCGCAACCAGCGCATTCGTCTATGGCGGTGGGGGCCAGGACGGACAGCAGCAGGGCCGCGGCATGTCGGGTTACGACCCCAGCAATCCCAATAAGGGGCTGTCCCCTTCTGACCCGCTCTACATCCCGGCAGTAGCAAATCCGAATGGCGCGCGTCCGGCTCCGAGTGCGGCGCCGAATACAACGCCGCCGCTTCCAGTGGTGACCAGCGCGCCATTGTCATCCTCGAACGGCAACGACGACGACGCGCTCCATGCCCGGACCTACAATCCAACCCCGTTGCCTCCAATGCCGGCATCCCGATACGCCGACGAGCAGCGGCTGGAGACGCAACTGGCGACACCGCCCCCGAACCGCGCCGACTACAAGCCGAGCATCGGCCGGCGAATCGGCGGGTCCATTGCGGCCGCGCTGGTGGGCATGGGGACCCACAATGCGGAGCAGGGCCTTCAGGTTGGAGAAAGCGCGATCGACGCGCCGTGGGATCGGGCCCAGGAGGCGTACCGGCAGAAACAGGCCCAGACTCAGCAGCAGCTCAACGCAGTGCGCGAGGGCGAAGACCTCGAGGGTCGTGAATGGGAGCGCGGACTTCAGCAGCACAACGCCGGAGAATCCGACTACAACACCTCAGAGCGCGCATACCAGGGGCAGGTGATGGCCCGCGACCGCGCCGCGCAGGAGAAGCAGCGGCTACAGGGCGTCGCTCCCGGAACCGAGCAGCCTGATGATCCTCAGAACAAAATGGGCGGTTGGCACGCTACGACCGTGGGAGGGCAGGCGATCAAATTGAACGGACCGCCGGATTCCTGGCTGAAGACTCCTGAGGGGAAAGCTGCCAGCCAGGCCGCATCCGGCGACGCGCTGATTCGGAACCTGAAGGCGAACGGCACTCAGCTCACGCCCGAGGATGAGAAATACATCCGGGTGAACGGAAAGCTCCGCGAACCGAGCCCGACCACGACGATTCACAATGAGCCGGCGGGAAAGGCGGAGTGGGATGCCTATGTGAAATCCCTCGGCCATGACCCGACGACGCAGGAAGTCATCAACTTCAAGCGCAACGCCCCCGGAGGCGGAAGCACCGCGAACAAGAACCTGCTCGATCGCATCGAGAGCCAGAAGAACACTGCGATCAGCAAGGCGCGCCAGCAATACGGCCAGGGCAAGGACCCCAGCTACACGCTGGACGATTACCTCGATGACTGGCAGGCCGCGCAGGACAACTATGAAGATCGACTCGGTACGACGACGGGGCAGAATATCCCCCATACCGAAGTCCGGGATCACGTCGACAGCAAAGGCGTTTGGAAGACGGACGGCAAGGGTGGAGCAGCCCCAGCGCCGCAACCCTCGGCTGCAGCGCCCGCGCCCCGCGCCTCCGGGCCTCCCGCTGGATCAGTCGTCAGTACCCCATCCGGCAAGCAGGTAAAGATCGGAGACCCTGTCATTGTCGGCGGCCAGCGGTACACCGTGACGGGCTACAACCCGCGCAGTGGAAAGCCGATCATCCAGCCAGCGCAGCAGCCTTCCGGAGCACAGTAAAAATGTCCACGCAAGCCGTCACCCTCGACCCGGGGGACGTTGAGGTACAGGGTGCGCAGAGCTCGGGCCAGCAACCAGTTTCCCTCGGCGCCGACGACGTAGAAATCGACAATTCAGCAGCCGAAGCCCACACCGCTGCGCAAACGCGCTCGGATCAGGCCATGCGAACTCTTGGTCAGGGAATGCTGGCCAATGAGACGGCCGCTTACCAGCCGCCGACGCTTCCGGCCGCCCCGAACCTGGGACGGCCGCCAGCGCGCCAGCCTTCTGTCGCGCAAACCGCGCTGAATGACACCACGCCGCCGAGCAGCCGATTCGTTACCCCGCAGCAGCCAGCCCCAACCACCTACCAGGAGGCGACTACCCAGGCCTCGACGCACAACGCCCCGGTTCTCTCTCCCGGGGAGGTTGAGATTATCGGAGGCCCGCGGAGCGCGGCCCAGATCGCCGGACAGACCGACGTCCAGGAAGAACCCCTCGGCGCGGCCATCGCCGGGCCCGCACCCGGAACCCGCCCGATGAATCCTCAGGAGTCCGCGACCTACGAGAATAGTCCGCCTACGGGATTTGGAGCTGGACCGCAGCAGGCGGCACACGAGATATGGGAGGGTACCGGAGATATCGCGCGCGGCGCGGGATACGGCGATGACCTCCAAATCGGTCCGCGTGATCCCTCAATGATGGCCCGAGGCGCAACCGAGACGATGCGTGGTGCCATGTACATGGGCACCCCGATGTTCGCTGAAGCTGCCGCCTCGGCTCCGGTCAAAGCCGGCCTGTCTTACCTGGCTGGCGTGGTGGGCGGAAAGGCAGCAGGGGCAGCGGCGAAGGCGGCCGGTCTCACTCCCGACGAGCAGGAATTCTGGAACACGGCTGGATTCTTCATCCCCAACGCGCTGACCGCACTGGCCGGCGTTCGGGGAGTGAGCGTTCAGGGACCAGACGGAACCGCAGGCAAAGGCTTTACGGCGTTCGGTGGCCGAGTGGGCGGAGGCGTCGCGACCTCTCCCGAAGCCGTCGGTGCCGGCGTGCGGGTCGGGCCATTCTCCGCTTCGGTGGTCAAGCCCCGCGACGCTGGCGTGCAGTTCTCCACGCAAACCCCGACCGCGTTGCCGGATCCCGCCGAGGTATTGCGCCAGCAGCAGAACGACGCATCGATGAGAGCCGCCCTCGCCGCGGACGCTCTGGACCAGGCGTCTTCGAACGTGATCAACGGGAAGCCTCCAGTCCCGCCCCAACCGAAACCGCCGATGCCGGCTGGGATGGATCAGGCCGTTCTCCACGCTGATACCGTGCAGCGAGTGGCTGGCGCCATCTCCATGGCCCCGCCGCAGATGCGTCCGCAGCTGACCATGGAGGCACACCAGAATCTCGCAAAGTGGATTGCCGAGAAGGGCACGGTCATGGGACCGGACGGCAGGATCGCCACGGCGAAAACCCCGGAGCAGGCCAGCGCTATCGCGGCGAAATGGATCAATGACGAGGTCGCGCGGCAGGACACGGCGCGAAATGAGGCGGCGAAAGCGCAGAAGGAAGCTTCCGCAAAAGCCGCCTCAAATCAGGAAGGAAAAAATGAAGTGACCCCGCCGCCGACGCTCCAGCAGCGGGCACAGACGGTGATCGACGCGAACGAAGCTCAAACCCCCGTGCAGGTCGCGAAGACGCTTTTGCGGCAGGTTGGGATTCCGTATTCCCAGGGGCTTGAGATGGTGAAGCAGGCCCGGGCCGGAAAAGCCCCCTCGATCGAGACGGCCGGAGAACCGGTGGCGCCGGAAGCCAAGGCGGAGATTGACGGCAAGGTTGACGACCTGAAGGCGGGCAACGTGAAAGCGGTCCTGCTACCGGAGGGATCTTCTTACATCCCGACGCTACCGGAGGGAATCAAGCGGGTCGACGTGCGGCAGGGGCCGGGCGCTGGAACGTATCTATATGATCCGCAGGCGATCAGGGCGGCCACGATCAAAGCCGCCGCGAAGGCTGGTACCCACGAGGACCTGCTCGCGCCGAATGAGAATCCGGTTAAACAAAACGAGCCAGAATCTTTAACAGAGCCGCCCGCTGTTAAACAAGAAGTTGCGTCTTCTTTGGCGCACGACGGCGATCCCCTTACTAGAGAAATAGAGGACAAGAATAACCTCCTTGCTTTTCAGCCGATACACCCCGACGATGTCCCTCCCGGGGCTAAACCAAACGAAGACGGAGAATTCGTTCTCGAAGTCATGGAGGAACCGACCGCCGGCAAGCTAGGAAAGATCATCGTTGGTCAAGTCAAGGAAGGCGCGCAACGGGGCAAATTCGTTCTCGGGAACCCCGTAAGGAAAGCGAAAACTACGGTTGGCGCTTCTGTTAAGCCACCTGCTCCGGAGCGCCGCCAGGACACCGGCCAGCGCCAGCGCGTGGCGGAGATGTCGCCCGAGGACATGCGCCGCACCCTGCTCACCAGCGACAAGACCGGCCTGCCCAACCGTCGTGCCTTCGATGAAGCGGAGCACGGGCGGTCCGCCCCGGCGGTCGCCATGAGTGACGCCGACGGGCTGAAGGCCCTCAACGACAAATTCGGATATGCCGCCGGCGACGCCCTGCTCAAAGCCAAAGCTGAAGCCCTCCAGGCCGCAGGGCTCGAGGCTTACCACGACAAAGGCGACGAATTTCTCTACCGCGGCGCGTCTGCCAATGAGATAAAGGGAAAGCTGGAACGGGCGCGTGAGATCCTGCGCAACCGGACCATTGAGGTAGAAACCACCGACGGAGAGACCCTTCGGTTCAAAGGAGCAGATTTCAGCTATGGCACAGGCGCAAACCTCGGAGAATCCGAAACCGCCCTCAAGTCCCACAAGTCCCAGCGCGAAGCCAGCGGAGAGCGGGCCCGTGGGGAGCTTCGAGGAATTACTGAAGTTGGACCCGAAAAAGGTGAAGTCGGTGAAGGTGCTGCCGCCGGGAGCCTAGCCGCCCGAGGCCCGGCGGCCACCATGGAAGCCGGCGCGGAGGCTCACCCGGCGCTTGCCCAGCTTCCCCGGGAACAGCAGCGCGCCGCCGCCGAACGGGACGTGGAGGCGCAGAAGGATCAGATGGCCGCGCAGCTCCGCCACCTCGGGCAGGCGGGCGCAGCTGAGTACGCAAGGGCAAACCCTGATCTGAAGTCGCTGGTCGACGACATCCTTTCCAGGCCGGAAGCATCCAAGGAGGTCAGCCATGTTGGATCAGCAGACAATCGCGGAGTTTCAGGAGCGGGCACGGAAGCTGGATCCCGCATCGCAGAAGCAGTTGGAGCGCATCCTGAAGGAGGGGGAGACAAACGGGAACCTGCACCCGGTGAGTCACCACTTCAGCCCCGAAGCGCTGAACCGGCAAAATACAAATACGGCAACACCCAGGCCGCCATCCCAAAGGGCAGCGACGCCGACCGCGCCCTCGCAGTAGCCCGCGCGCGCATCGACCCCAAAGACCTCATTTCCACCGAGTACGGCGGCAATAGCGAAGGCCTCGAGACCGAACCCCACATCACCCTCCGCTACGGCCTGAAGGACGAGGAGACCGCTGGCATCCGCGCGTTCCTCGAAAAGCAGGCCCCTTTCGAAGCCACCCTCGGAAAGACGACATCCTTCCCGCCCAGCAAGTCCAGCGACGGCGGAGCACCGATCATCGCTCCCGTCGAAGCCGCCGACCTCCGCCGAATCGAAGCGGAACTGGATAAGCACGGCAATTTCATCGATCGCACATTCCCCGAATACAAGCCCCACGCGACCCTCGGCTATGTGAAGCCGGAGACGGCCAGCAAGTATGTCGGGATGACCGAGACAGAAGGTAAGACCTTTCCGGTTAAGGCGATCGAGATATCAATGCGCGATGGAAGTAAAGAGGTGGTGCCGCTTAAAGGCGGATCATCCGCGCTCAATAAGACATACGAGGCTGAGGTCGCCAAGTTCGCCGGCGATCCAAAGGCGCGCATGGAGCGCGTCGAAGCCGAGAATCGCCGACACGCGGAACAGCTGCTTGCCGAGAAGTTCCCAGGTCAGCGCATCGGAAGCGCCGGCCGTGTCGAGCCCACAAGCTCCGGTGCCACCGCACCAGAGAAAACGATGGATAGGAAAGGAGGTCGCGGAGAATCTCCAGAGCAGACACCGGGCGCTGCCATTGCCAAGGGCGCCCGGGTGTCCTTCACCGATAGGACGGGGAAAGAGCGAACCGGGGTTGTCGCCCACACCGACGGCCGCATCGCACGGATCAAGGATGACACCGACCGAAAGAGCTATTCGGTGGCCGCCGCGAAAGTGAAATCCCTTGCTGCTGCCGGCGAACAGGCGCAGAATGAAGAAACCAATGCCAGCGGAATCGGAAAACCCGCAGGTCTCGCTGAAGCCGGAGGAGGACGCCCGGCTCCCGTCGCTGAAAGCTCGGATCGAGAGCGACTGGGAGAAGCATCGACCGGCGTACTTCCGGGAGTTGAAGGCGAAGGAAACGCTCCAGACGGAAATCAACCGGACCGCTCTGATGTGCGTGGAGACCTTGCACCAGTTTCAGAACAAGGGGCTGAACCCGGACCAGGCGCGGGAAGCGATACAGGAATTGATCGTGCCCCAGCCGGGCCGGTAATCAGGAAGGCCACTGCCGCCCTCGCAAAACCCAAAGCTCTCAACCGGGAATGGTTTTCCCATGCCGATGCGTGGAAGCCTCCCACGGGCACGGTCGGGCGCCTCGAAGCGAACCTCAACGCCATCCGCATCCTGCGCGACGTGGAGAAGTCCCCGCGCAAGCTCACCGACGCAGAGAAGGAAGCGCTCTCCAACTATGTCGGATGGGGCGCGCTCCAGCACGCCTTTATGCCCTACGGCGCGCCCCATGATGAGATTGGCCGCTGGCGCGCAGCGAACGCAGAGCTTCAGAAGTTGCTTACCCCCGATGAGCTAGCCCGCGCGCAGGAGTCGACGAAGAACGCCCACTACACCTCTCCTGAGCTGGTTCGGTTCATGTGGGACACGATGGCGCGGTTCGGATTCAAAGCCGGCAACGTCCTCGAGCCCGCCGCCGGTACCGGGAACTTTCTGGGGATGATGCCGAAGGGGCTGCGCGCGAAGGTCAACGCGATCGCGAACGAAATGGATGCGGTGAGCTTCGGTATCACCAAGCTCCTGTACCCTGGCGCCACCCTCTTTAATAAAGACTTTGCCGACCTTATCCTCCCGGACAACGACGTCGACGTAGCGATCGGCAACCCTCCGTTCGGCGGGTATAAGTTGTATGACCCCACTTACAAAAAGCTGAATGCGCTGGTCCACGACTTCTTCTTTGTGAAGTCCCTCGACAAAGTGCGGCCGGGGGGCGTGCTCGCGTTCATCACGTCGACGGGAACTCTGGACAAGATGGATCCCGATATCCGCAACATCCTCGCATCGAAAGCGGATTTCCTCGGAGCCATCCGGCTACCCTCCGGCGCCTTCAAGGCGAATGCCGGCACGGATGTCACGACCGACCTAATTTTTCTCCAGAAGCGGGCACCGGGCCAGACCGCGAAGCACGCCGCTGAGTGGACCAACTCTGTACCGCAGAGCCTTCCGACGAAGGAGGGCAACGCCGAGAACCTCAACGTCAACGAGTATTTCCAGAAGCACCCGGAGATGATGCTGGGCAAGCCCACAGCCTCGACCAAGATGTACGGCGGCATGGGATTCCTGCTCGAACCCCACGAAGGAAGGAGCATCCCCGATCTACTGAAGGAGGCACAGGGGAAGCTCCCGCGCGGGATCATCGCAGAGGCGGGCCAGCAGGCCACCGGTAACAACCTCGCATCGACTGCGGCGGAGTTTGCGCCCGATGCGCTCCACGAAGGACAGTACACCGTCGACGCCAAGGGCACACTGAAGCAGCGGGTCAACGGCAAACTCGTCAACCCCGAAGCGGTGCTCGACAAAGCTGGCAAACCGGTCTTCAGCAAGATCCAGCGGTTCAAGGCGCTGGTCGACGTGCGGGATTCCATGAACCGGCTTTTGTCGACCATGGTGACGGCGCCCGACGATGAGATTGGCAATTCGCTGGTGGCAGGCCTGAGGGAAAGCCTTCAGAAGGACTACGACGCCTTTGTTCGAAAGTACGGCTACCTCAACAGCTCCGCCAACGGGGCATTCCGGGACGATCCGCATTATCCGCGGCTTCTGGCGCTGGAGACGTGGGACAAGGCCGCCCGCCAGGGAACGCCGGCCGATATCTTCCGCCGCCGCACCATCTTCCCCCGTGAAGAGCTTAGAGCGCTTCCCGAAGATCCCGCAGCGGCCCTTCAGCTGGTGCTTGCCGAGCGAGGTTTCCCCGACGTCCAGATGATGGGCCGGCTCCGCAATGAACCGGTTGCCAACGTGGTCAAGAAGCTGGCCGATCGCGGGCTAATCTATCGGAACCCGGCGAGCGGCAATTACGAGACGCGCGAAACCTACCTCTCGGGGTACGTGCGCGACAAACTGAAAGATGCGAAGCGCGCGGTCACGCAGGGGATGAAGGATTACGCGCCCAACGTTGAAGCGCTCGAAAAAGTTATCCCGGCCGATATCGAGATTGGAGAAGACCCAAAGACCTCCATAGCCGTCCGCCTTGGATCGACGTGGATCCCGACCGATGCGATCGAGGAGTTTATCCGCGACACATTCAAGTCGCCCGGCACGGTCAAATACAACATCGGCAACTGGCAGGTCAGGAACATCCGGGACACCGCCGAGGCGCGAGGCCTTTACAGCACGCCCCGGGCCGGATCCAGCGATCTTCTCGAAGACACGCTGAACCTGCGCCAGACCACCATCTACGACTACCATTCCGATGGTTCGCGGACCCTCAACAGCGACGCCACCACCGCCGCGCAGGCCGCTCAACAGAAGATTCGCGAGGCGTTCCAGCGGTGGGCTGTCGCTTCCCCGTGGAAGCCGGAGCTTCAGCGCCTCTATAACGATGCCTACAACAATCTGGCGCAGGTGGAATACGACGGTTCGCACCTCACCTTCCCGGGGATGAACTCCTCCATCCGCCTCACTGCGCACCAGGTGAATGCCGTTTGGCGGATCCTCCAGGACGGGCGGGCGCTCCTGGCGCACGTCGTTGGCGCCGGTAAGACCTTCGAGATGGTGGCCGCCGCAATGGAGGGGCGGCGCGTCGGCACGTTCAAAAAGCCGATGATCACCGTACCCAACCACATCGTGGAGCAGTTCCGCCAGGAATTCCTGCACCTCTACCCCGGGGCGAATCTGCTGGTGCCGTCCGAGACCGACTTCGATGCAAAGAACCGCCAGCGGATCATGTCACGCATCGCGACCGGAAACTTCGATGCGGTGATCCTTCCTCACTCACAGTTCAACCTGATGGATATCTCTCCCGAGCGCCAGCGGGTCACCATCCAGAAGCAGAAGGCGGAGCTGCGCGAGACAATCCAGGCGGTTGCGGAGCAGGAGGGAAAAAAGAGCCGCACGGTTAAGCAGCTGGAAAAGGCGATGGCCGCGCTGGACGCGACGCTCAAGAAACTCGCTGACCTAAAAGCCGACAAGGCCATCAACTTCGACGACACGGGCATCGACCAGCTATTCGTGGACGAAGCCCACATGTACAAGAACCTGAGTTTCTACACGAAGATGACGCGCATTGCCGGGCTGCAACAGGCGAAGGCGAAGAGTGCGCTCCGCCTGAAGATGAAGACGGAATACCTGCAGGACCGCAATGGCGGCCGCGGGGTGGTCTTCGCTACCGGCACCCCGGTCCAGAACACCATGGCAGAGCTCTACACCATGTTTAAGTACGTCGCGCCCGATGTCCTTGAAAAGGCCGGTATCCGCTTCTTCGACGATTGGGCCGCTAACTTCGGCAGCGTAATTACGGCGATGGAGTTAGCCGCCGACGGTCGCAGTTACAAGGCGCGTTCGAAGTTCGCACAGTTCCAGAACGTGCCGGAGCTGATGAATATGTTCCGCTCCTTCGCGGACATCAAGACCGCCGAGGACCTGAACCTTCCCACGCCGGAGCTTGAGACCGGCAAACCGATCGTGGTTCCGGTGCCGGCGTCGCCGCGTCTCGAGGCTTTCGTCTCCCACCTGATGGAGCGGGCCGAGAGGGTAAAGAGTGGGAGCGTGGACCCGCGCGTTGACAACATGTTGAAGATCACGACGGACGGGCGCAAAGCCGCAACCGACATGCGGCTGATCGACCCCACCCTCCCCGACGATACGGACTCGAAGATCAATAAAGCCGTCGATACGATGTTCGAGGTATGGAAGGACGGCAAGGAGGAACTCTCCGCCGGCCCCACTACGCAGATGGGGTTTCTGGATCTCTACCGCTCGATCGAGGGCGGGAAAACCGAGGACGGGACGAAGATCCCGGAGAAGGAGCTGATCAACCTCTACCGCGACATCAAGAAAAAGCTGATGGAGCGTGGCGTCCCGGCAGAGCAGATTGCCATCATCGGGGAGCACGATACCAGGGTGAAGCGGCAGGCGCTTTTCTCCGCCATGAATGCGGGCAAAGTCCGCATCCTTCTGGGATCCACCTTCAAGATGGGCGCCGGCACGAATGCCCAGCGGTTGCTGAAAGCTCTCCACCACATCGACCTGACGTGGCGACCCGGTGACCTCGAGCAGCGGAACGGCCGGGCGGTGCGCCAGGGGAATCTGAACCCCTCTGTGCGGCTTTACAACTACCTGACCGAGCGCAGCTTCGACGCTTACATGGCGCAGACCCTTCAGGGCAAAGCCGAATTTATCTCTCAGGTGATGAGCGGCCGGAACAAGCAGCGGGTGATGGCCGATGCGGCGAGCGAAATGGTGTTGTCGCTGGAGGAGATGAAGATTGCGGCCTCGGGCAATCCCGACGTGAAGATCCAGTACGACCTCCAGATGCAGGCGGCACAGTTGCGGGCGCTGGAGCGCAACTTCTTCAGCCAGCGCCGGATGAACCAGCAGGAGGCGAGTATGGCCTCCATGCGCGCCGACAGGTTCGAGGCAGATGTAACCGCGCTGTCAACTGCAACTGAGAAGATCAAAGCCGCCGAGGCGACAGGCGCCGAAGACGGAAAGGGTATCAAGGTTGAGGTCGACGGGAAGACCTTCACCGATCGCAAGGCGCTTTTCGATCACCTCGAAGCCATGGACATTCCGCCGGTCAACTTCCACATGACGTGGAACGGCATCGGAGTCGCCGTCGAAGTGAAACCGGCAAACAAGGAATCGCAGGCCCAGGGAATCTCCGGGCTCAACTACCAGCCGGATTACATTACAGGGCGAAATTTTGCCGCCCCGAGCCGGGACATGACATCGCTGGCCCGATCGCTCGAATCCCGTCTCCGGCAAATCCCCACCGACCTTGAAGAGGCGAAGGTGGAGTTGCCCCGGCTCCGCGCGAAGGCCCAGCGGCTGGACGAAATTGCACAGTCGAAGGACTTCCCGGAGAAAGCGCAGATGGAGAAGGTAGAGAAGGAGTTGGCCGAGGTGGAACGCCGGCTCGGGATTCGCTCCGACGTTGAGAACGCGATGGCGCAGGCGGTCACCGCCGAGGTTAGCGACGACCCCGAGGAAGACCTGCTCTCAGACAATGATGGCGAGGAGGACCCGGAGGCGGAGGAGCAGCAGGAGGATGCGGACAAAGCCGACGAAGGAATCGCGGAACGGGACGAGACCCCACGGCCCGGCGTGGTGTTGCGTTCTTCCCTGCTCGGTCTGGACGTGCTGGCGGAGTTTGCGGCGAAGCAGGGGAAAGTTCTGTGGGACGCAGATATCGCCCCCAACCTCTCCACCTTCGGCGAGGGGGCCAGGAGCGCCGGCAAAGCAATCGTCAACGTGCTCTATCCGCGGCTGGGAGCCAACGATGACGCGCAGGACATTCTGGCGCGGGCGCGAGGCAAACTCGAATCGCACCTGTTCCACCTCGAGACGCTGGATGGCGGCCTTGAGAAATTCTTCGAAGCCATGCCGCGCGATGGGCAACTGGCGTTTATCGACCGCTACAAGCTCGGAGTGGGGCAACCCGACGCGCGCCTCCAGCAGATCGAGGACATCATGCGCCGCATCGACGATGCCTCCCTGCGGGAAGCCCAGCGCTATAAGCCCACGCTCCAGGCGAAGGAAGACCACTTCCGGGTCATCTGGAAGGTGGTCCCGTTCGGGGGTGGCGCTCAGGGCGGGAAGACGGCGCAGTTCGCTAAGACGAAACGCCCGTGGCAGGGAGACAAAGGATTCATGCGGCGTGCGACCCTCGATACGATCAGCGAGGGCATCAACGCTGGCGGGGTTCCTGTCACCACCAATCCATGGAAGCTCTTTACGCTGGCGCAATCCAGCATGATGAAGTTCATCTCGGCACAGCAGGCCTGGGCGGCAGCCAAGACAGTCGGGCTGCGGAAATATGTCGAGCGTGGACAGCAGGTGCCGGAGGGATGGGTCAAGATCAACGACCGCATCGCGGACGTGTATTTCCCGGAAAAGGCACTCTCCGTCGACGTCGACCAGCTGCCCACGCGAACGCTCGGACCGCAAAAGAAAGAGTGGGTAGCCAAGGAAGACCTTGAAACCCATCGCGTTATGGCGAACCCGGGAAGCTGGTACGGCGAGCCCGGCTTCGGACGGCTGCTCAACAATTACCTGAGCCCCGACCTTCTGCGGCAGTCTGCGCTCGGGAAAGGGTTGCTGTTCGCCAAGAACCTCAGCACCGCGATCGAGCTGGGAATGTCGCCGTTCCACCTTATCTTTGAAACGCTGGAGGCGATGGGTTCGCAGTTCGGCCTCGGAGTGCAGCGCGTGTGGAACAACGGCGTGCGCCTTGGAGACGGCCGGGAACTCACACGGGGTATGACGGAGATTGGCTCCGCCGTGGCAGCCCCCTTCCTGATTTCCCACGCTGGCGGTAGCCTCAAACGCTTCGCGACAGATCCCGCGCAGTTCTTCTCTACCACGCGCGGCCAGCGCTTCCTGCGGCAATATCCGAACGCCGCGGGCGCGATGCAGGAGTTGTTCAATGGCGGGCTCACCTGGGGCATCCAGAGGGATTACCGGTTCGATCCGCAGAAGAGCATGATCGAAGCGGCGAAGGAGGGGAATTACATCGGGGCAGTTCTCCGCGTGGCGCCGTGGATCAATACCGTCCTGATGAAGCCGCTGTTTGAGGCGTACATCCCGCGGCTGAAGTGGGGCCTGGCGCTACAGCAGTATTCTCAGCAGCTCGTCGAAAATCAGGAGGCGCTCGGCAACGGTGACATGACCCGCACCGAGATTGCGCGCAAGGTAGCGGACACGGTAGAGAACCGGTTCGGCGAGATGAACTTCAACAATATCTACTGGAACAACACATTCAAGAGCGTGCTCCAGTTGCTGTTCCGTTCGGTGACGTGGAAGCTCGGAAACTGGCGTGGCCTTGGCTCGGCAGCGGGTCCTGAGGCGTTCAGCGCCTTCCGGGATCCACTCGAAGCCATGCGCAAGAATGCGCGGTCGAGCAAGGGCACCGGGCCGGGAGCGCGCGCCGGCGAATACATTCCCAGGATCGGCATGAACCAGGCGTGGATACTCGGGATGGTGGCCACCACGGCCGTCATCGGAAGCATCCTCACCCGCTACTGGACCCGTAAATGGCCGTGGGAAATCGCGAGCGAAGATCGGGAGGAGGGTTATTCCCTGCCGGGCGCGCTGGCACTGGAGGTGGTACACCCGCGCACCGGGCGCATCAACCAATTCACCGGGAAACCGGAACGGCTGTCGTTGCCCACCGGGCTCCGGGACTTTGAGCACGCCTTCCGTGACCCCGGCGGTTACATCAAAGGTTCGCTCTCCGGGACGGTGAGCCACCTATACGACACGCTGGAGAATCAGGACGCTTTCAAAAACTACGTCTACGATCCGAACGGGAGTCTCTACCGGAAGACCGCCGATATCTTCGCCTACAACATGCCGGAGCCCATCTCGTTTCAGAACTGGCATAACCAGAACGGCGCCGTCGACACCGAAAGTCGGGTTCTCCGCGCTGCCGGCGTCGGCAATGCCTCTTCCTCGCTGGACTATTCCCCCGCCGAGACGCGGATGCGGGCGGTGCGCTTCCACCAGCCGCAGACCCCGGAGCAGATGAAGGCCAGGGAGCAGGAGCACATGCAGCCAACTCGCACACAGATCCGCCGTGCGATCAGGGACGGCAAGCTCGATTACGCGCAGAAGCTGTTCCGCGGTTTGAGTTACGCCGAGGCTCGGGACATCTACGACAATTACGCCACGCCGGCCGAGCGGGCCGAGCTCGCAGGGATGCTCCGCGAGAAGCGCAATCGCACCCTCCAGCGCGAAGGGCGGCAATAAAGGTAATCTGTTTCGCGCAGATGCCAGCGAAAACGACGAAACGTAAGTCCCCCCGCAAACAACCCCTCGCCATCCTCAGCGAAGAGGACCGCACCTTTGTCCACCTTTCCATAAAGTTGGGACCAGAGAAGGCCGCCGCGCACCTCGGCTGGAAGCCGGAGCAGGTGGAAGGACTGATGCGGATCAAGGCCTTCCGCGATTACCTCAAGCGCTATGAGGCACAGTTCCTGAAGACCATGGCATCGTGGGAAGTAACCCAGGTCACGAAGTTTCCCGTTGGGCGCGGCGACGTCCTCGGCCGTCTGATCGCGCTGGCCCTGCTGCCGCCGGAAGACACGAAGGGCACCATCGACGGACAGGTAGAAGCGCTCAACGCCATCAGCGAAATCCTCGGGCTGAAGTTTTCCCCGCGCGATGCCGATGCCTATTTCAAAGACAAGACCCCCGATCAGATCAAAAACTATGCGCTTCACGGCAAGTGGGATTTGACCGAGGAGGAGAAGAAGGCCGCCGATGCCGAGCCAGCCAAGTCCGATGGCGCTGATTCCAATTGACGTTGAGTGGATACTGCGCGCAAAGGCGCGGCGCATCACCGAGCAGAACGAAGAAACTCTCGCGCGCGCCCGGGACGTGGAACATAACGTTTCGGATACAGAGATGGCGGAGCAAAACCGCCGGGTGCGCGAGGCGACGGCCGATGAGCTGACCTGGCTGCAGAACTACACCGCCACGCACAACCCTCACTGGAAGGAAGAGGACCGGCCCAACCCCTACGAGCCGTTCCCGGACAAACCCTACTTCCGATGCCTCTTTGACTTCCTGAATGCTCCGGGGAAGGTCAAGCCGATCGAGAAGTCCCGCGACATGATGATCACCTGGGGCATCATGGGGTACTTCACGCTGGAGGCGATGAAGGTTCCAGAGCGGGAAATCGTGTGCCAGACGATGGAGGAGACCAAGGCGAAGGAGAACGTCTTCTACGCCCGCACGCTTTACACCCGTCAACCGGAGTGGCTGAAGCAGGCTTTCCCACTGTCGAAGCCGCTGGACAGGATGGCGGAGAACGAGTTGTCTTTCGCCAATGGGAGCATCATCTGGGGTATTGCGGGCGGCGCCGGCAAGCTGCGCACCTATCACCCGTGGGGCTACTTCAATGATGAGACGGCGTTCCAGCCCGAAGCCGGATTCTCATATGATGAGTCGCTTTCCGCCGTTCAGAAGATCGTCCTGAACTCAACCGCATGGCCGGGATGGTACTTCGATTGGTTGAACGACGTGGAGGTTACGAGTTGAAATGAACGCGATGGAAGCGGCACTCCGAAGGCTGAACTCCATGGATGCGCAGGCGCGCATTGAAGTCATCCCCGGGGTGCAGCTCCGGCGCAAGGAAAACGGCATCCCCGTTCTCACCATTCACTATTCGGCGGATCCCGACCGCAATCCGGCAACGCCAACCGGGGCAGCATGGTTTGAGACCGCGCGCGCAGAGCAGTCCAGCCAATCCGCATGGGACAGGGAGCAGGAGATTCAACCGCTGGCCGGCGGCGGCGAACGGGTATTCGGAAGGGTGCTGGGCCAGTTCCACGATGCAGTGGTGATAACGAGGGAGGATTGGTTCCCCGATCCTCGGTGGGACGTGGTGGCCGGCTTCGACCACGGCAAGACCAACGCCACCGCGCTGCTCAAGTGCTATGTGGACTTCACCGGGAATCTTTATTTTGCGGGCGAGTATTACTCGATGGCACGGAAGAATTGGGCCAACGACGTGGCGATGAATGCTCCCGAGATGCTGAAGATGCCCGACCTGAATAAGATGCGCTGGTGCGTGGCCGACCCGTCTATCTTCCCGGACTCTGAGTTACAGAAGGATGGAACCTACGCCTCAGTGAATACGACGTATCGCCGGCACGGGGTGAATTTCCTGAAGCAGTTTGAAGGGGAGCGCAGTGATCTTACCTTTGTGGAGCGGGTGCTGTCGGATTACTGGCGGGATCTGGAACATCTCCAGCCCAAGCTCTTTATCGTCTGCCGGAACGAGAGCGACCGTATCCAGCCTGGCCTCCATCCCTACGACTGCCCCAACCTGCTGTGGGAGTTGAACCGGGCCAAGCGTGCGCAGCTCACGGCGCGGCAACTGCTCTCGCGCAACCCCACCGAGAACATCGTCGACAAGTGGAACCACGCGCGCGACGCCATGAAATACATCATCTTCACGGTGCGGAAGCCGGCCGAAGTCCCGTTGGGAGACCAGCTCCAACAGGTGATTGCCGAACTGAACCCCACCAGCGCGGCGATCGCGGCACAGCGGTTCTACGCGGAGAAGGTAAAGACGCGGCAGGTAACCAGTGTCAGCATGAGGCGGAAGGCTCGGATGCGGTAGGCCGGCTCCGCCTTCCTTCGTGTCGATCCACCCGTGGACGTGCATCGTCTGCCCGCAATCGAGACACTTGAAAAAAAGGGGATCTATCCCTTTAACTCCATTCACCCTCAACGCTGTGCGACACATGGCCACGTTGCAGCGCGATGAAATCCAGTGGAGAACGGATCGGCACGCCGTGTTGCTCCATACACGCGAAGCCCACCGCCACAACCTTGCGAATTTCATCTAGAGCGCCTTCGTCTCCTCGATTGGAAGACCATGCTGCCTCGGCATCGGCGAGCAACTTGCGCATAATCGTTAGGTATCCGCCGACCTCGTGAGGATGGTCACTCACGGTTCCCCATTTGCGGTTCTGAAACACGCGCTCATCGTGGATGGCGCTCAAAACTTCTCGATTCATTTCATACTTCATTTGGTCTCCCCTCCACGGGAGTTAAAGGGATAAATCCCAAAAAAAGTGGGGCTTCTCCTTCTCCCATGAAGCCCCAGAAGTTGCCATTTGGATGGGCCGAACCCTCCGCCGTGGAATAGCCTGGGGTTTTCAGCCCATAGCTTAGACCCCCGTGGTAGCTGGAGCCTGCACTTCCTGCGGGTCTGCTGATGCCGTTGTGGGTTCCCCAGCCCCTGATGGCTGGCTCTCCATATCGGCCAGCGTTGGGGCTGCCGCTGCGCTCATATCTGGCTGCGATGGGATGTCCGTGCGCTGCTGAGGTTCCGTATCCGGGACCAACTGCGGACCGCCTCCAAGGTGATTCCCGGGGGGATTCACAGCCGTTCTCTCCTTCTCCCACGCCTGCCGAGCCTGCATGACGGACTCCGCGTTCTCCCTGTCGGCTGGCACATGGAGAGGATCGTGGCCTTTTCCAGCCTCAGCGGCCAGTAGCGCATCCTGCTTCTGCTTCAGCTCGTCCTGCGACGGCAGCTGCGTGTCGTCGCTGTCTCCCGCCTCACCCTGCATCCGTGGGTCGGTCCCAGCGGTAAAGTCGTGGACCCGCCGCTCGGACTTCTTATTGTCCTCGCGTACCGGTTCGACCATCGAGGGCACCGTTCTTGATGGCTGCTCAAAGAATCTGTCGGCCGTCTCCCGGCTGAAGACCGCCGAGGTCCCGCTGGGAATCTCAGGCAACTCATCAATTTCGAGATCCGCAGCTGAAACCTCTGCTGGCAGGTTGTCGACCCAATAGATCCCGCGTTTGCCGGCAATGGCTTCAGCGTGGGTATAGTGGGCGACGCCGGCAACACGCTCAAAGGCGCTGGTCCAGTTTGCCCCCGTCAGGGTGGATGGGTCCGCCTGGGGATTGAGGAACGCCACGGTTAGGGTGGGCTCACCGTCCCCGCCGAGGAGCTCGGGCAGGTGAGAGCTCACGGTGAGGACAAAGGCGACACAGGCGAAGGTCTTGCCGCCGCCTGCGGACTTGACGATCCGGACCAAGTCGCCGGATTTTACGCTGCGGTTGTAATGGACGCTGATCAAAGGAGTTCTCCTTGAATGCTGCTGGTGGTGGTAGTGGTGGTGTCCGGGGCCTCGCGTGGCTCGGAGCGGTTGAATAGCGGCCGGTCTTCTTCGATCCGCCGCCGGGCCATGGCAGCGTACTCGGGGTTGAGCTCGATGCCGATGTAGCTGCGGCCCAAGCGAAGAGCAGCCACGCCAGTCGTCGCCGAGCCGGAAAATGGATCAAGCACAACCGAAGGAATGGCGCCGGCGCCAAACAACGTACAGCAGTCGCGCCAGCCAATAGTGCGGTACGCGATGACCGGCTGATCTCCCTCTCCATCCGTTCGCCCCTGGCGGCGGTGGATAGTTCCATGAGAACCGGGCTCGGTGTCCCACCCATCAGCCAACTTTTGACGGGCACCAGTGTCGTAGGCCTCGACGATCCGTGACAGAGGTGCGCCGCACACTGCACAGGCCCCCTTCGCGCTCGTTCCGGCCTTAATGCAATGGCTGGGAAGCGCGATGGGAAATGTGGCAAAGTGAGCCTCTCGGAAAGGCTGGGTGGCCATAGTCCAGACGCTGCGCTTGTTTCGGTGCGTAACGATGTTAGTCACCGCGGCGGCGAAGCTTTCATTTTGCTTGGCTCTCGGAGGGTGGTGATTCTTTACTCGGGCCAAGCCTGATTGGATCGACATCCCAGCATGTGCGGTACGATCCTTTCGCGGAGTTGTGTGCCGCGGATCTCGGTCGACACGCATCCGAGAGTGCTGGCCCTCTTTCTTTGCTTTTGGATTGACTCCGCCGCCCCGGGCGTGAGTGTTGGTGCTGCATTTCTCTTTGATAGCTTCGGCGTCGAAGAAGTAATCTTCGGACTTGGAGAGCAGGAAGATATACTCATGTGCCTTCGTGCAGCGGTCGCTCACCGACTCAGGCATCGGATTCGGCTTTGCCCAAATGATATCCTGGCGGAGATACCAGCCATCCTCCTGCAGCGCGAAGGCCAGGCGCCATGGCATGCCGAGCAGGTCTTTCGGCTTGATACCGGGGATGGGATCCTTCTTTGATCTAACTGTCCATGAAGGCACAGAGCCATCCTCTGCGATGCTATGTTTTCCGGTATTTCCGCTCTTGCCGCCACCCCACTTATCCGTGTTGCAGTAGCTATCTCCCATGTTTACCCAACAAGTGCCGTCTGCGCGCAGCACGCGACGAACCTCGCCGAAGATCCGTACCATCTTTGCGATGTACTCCTGAGGATTGGCCTCAAGCCCTATCTGTCCGGCGACTCCGTAGTCGCGCAGTCCCCAGTAGGGCGGCGATGTGACGACGCACTGGACGCTTTCATCGGCGAGGACGGCGAGCTCTTCGAGGACGTGGCCGCAACGGATCAGATAGCTCACGCGATCACCTCCGTCACCCGTTCAAAGATCAGCAGCTTCCGCCATAACTTCCTCCAAACAAAAAGTGCTTTGGCGGAAGCTGTGAGCAGGACCAGTTTTTCCTCGGGTCCAACAAATAGGGCTGGGTCGCGGCCGTCTCTATATGGCCTATAGGTGTAATGTCGGCGGAAGATCGTGCGGCATGTGTGATTGCCATCCCGCACTTCGATCCACCACCTATCGAGTTCGATCAGAAAGGGCTGCACACCGTTCACCATTTGTTGAATCCCATCTGGAACTCGGTCGCCTCATCCGGCTGGGTATCGCTCCACCGCCCGATCACCGCGTTGTACGCCGCGTGTACCGTCCCCACCGCCCCGTTCCTCTGCTTCGCGATGATGATTTCCCCCTTGCCCTTGTGGTCTTTGTTCTCGCGTTCGTAGTACTCCTCCCGGTGCAGGAATGCCACCACGTCCGCATCCTGCTCGATCGCACCCGACTCCCGAAGGTCGGACAGGACCGGCCGCTTGTCGGTCCGCTTCGTGTTCTCGCGGGATATCTGCGCCAGCAGCACCACGGGGACACCGAGGTCTTTGGCCAGCCGCTTCATGCCGCCGCTCATCTTCGCCACCTCCTGCTCCCGGTTAAAGACTTTGCCGAAGTCCGCGGCGGACATCAGCTGCAGGTAGTCGACGATCAGCAGGTCCAGCCCCGCGCGCGCCTTCAGGTGCATCGACTCGCTGCGTATCCGGGAGACGGTGGGGGAAGAGCAATCGTTGATGTAGAGTGGGGCGGTCTTCAGCTCCTCCAGCGCATCCGCAAAGTACCGGCGGTCTTCGGAGGTGAGTTTTCCCGACTTCCAGTGGCCGCGATCGACACGGCCGCGCGCACACACAATCCGCGCCAGCACCGAGTATTTATCCATTTCCGGGGAGAAGAGCGCCACGGTCTTGCCGTAGTTGAGCGCCACGTTGCCGGCGAGGTTATCGGCAAAGTCGCTGTTGTGCGTGACGATGAAGTCGTCGGTGATATACAGGCCGCCAGGCGCATCGACCTTGATGCACTGGCAAACTTCGCGTCCGACGTGACTTATGGCTACGACCGCCTTGTGAGTCCGGCGGACTTTGGTTTTCCTTCTCACCCTCTGGAGGTGTTTCTCCGAGGAAACCAGCAGCTCAAGGTCATCAGCCCAAATACGAAGGCGGTAGTTTCTCGCCCCGCATTTCTTCCCGTCGGGGGCGCTATAGGTGGGAATCCTGTCTGCTTCCGAGACTCTTAATCCCAGTGACCGCGCGAGGTTAAGGATGTCGGTAGCCAGCACGCGAGAACTTGAACTCAATTCGATCGTATTACCGCACCCGTTGACGTGACCGTCTGTGTCAATTAGCCCGCGTAGCAATGCGAACCGCTCACTCACCGAAGCCCGGAGGTAATCCAGGGGGATAAACTTTCCAGTGGATTTGTGCCCCAAAAGGTCGTACTCCGCCAGGGCTCTGAACGCCACACTCCTTCGCTGTCCCTTTTTTCTGCTGCTGATAATGCACGTCTCACCGTCAGAGCAAACGGAGAGTTCGTCGTCCGGATGAAGGCGCGACCGTACCAGGTCGTGAACGCTAACATCCGGCTTGCTGAACCTCGCGCCTTGCCCCATCGAAAATGAACCATCTCCCAGAAGCACGCCCATAACGTAGGGGTCGAGGAGCAGTCTCTGAACATGTGGAATAAACTCGATTGGAGCAGGCAGCGGTACGGCGTGATTGGGAGATGTCGCCGAATCGGGGCGGACGAGCGTACGCCGGATATCCCTCAGCGTCTTTACCGATCCCCCCATACCGCGTCTGCGCTCGTTCCTCGTTTGAGTCCACCAAAGGTGATCCTCGGTGCACCGCGTTTTGGTGCCATCCGAAAACAGCACTTCAAAGACAGCTTGATCGCCTTGCGGAAACACCGCAGTGACGTGATAGGGCCGGCCGTCTCTTCCAACAATTTCAAATCCCGGCTCAACGCATCCCATTGGCACAAATCCTCGAGGAGTAAGGACTTTCGCAGTGACCGGTTGGGCTTTTCCCATGCTGGGCCTGGCGGCAACGATGACTAACTCCCCGCGCTGGAGCCCGCAGGTCATCGTGTCCAGATCGGTAATCCCACTCTGGATCCCGCGATCTTTCGCGGTTCGGTCCATCATGGCCGCTGCCGTGAGCGATTCCGAGGCCAGGTATTCGGCGGCCAGCTGGAGTCCGGTTTCCACGCGCTGTGAACTCAGCGCCTCGATCGCACTGCGGGCGGAACTGAGGATGGATTCGGCTTCTTCTGATTGATCTGCGGCGCGCGTGATGGCGTCGGAGTGGATCCCGATCAGCTGCCGGAGCATTGCCTTGTCGAGAACGATGGCAACGTAGTCGATGATCGACAGCCGCCGCGGCAGGCCTTCGGTGAGCGAAGCCAGCCAGGCTACCCCGCCGACGGACTCTATCTCCTTGTGCTTCCCGAGGGTCTCCGAGAGCGTGACGATATCGCACTGCTGCCGCCTGGTGATGATGTCTCCCATCCGGCGGAAGACCCGCTGGTGGGCGGTGAGCGCGAAGTCTTCCGGGGCGAGTTTGGCGGAGGCCTCGGCGTAGGCGGCGTTGTCGAGCAGCACCGCGCCGAGGATGGTGCGCTCCGCATCGAGGGAGGCGGGGAGACCGCGCTCGAACCTGAGGTCTGGCGCAGCCTTCGCCGTCATGCGATCACCTCCATCACGCTTTCGATGAACGCTTGCGCGAGCGGGACAACAATCGCATCGCCTGCGAGGCGAAGCAGGCCCACTCTTCCGGAATACCCATGAGCCAGAGGCTGTACCTTGGGTCCAGCTGGCCGGTACTTTTCGTCCCGGCCCCACCACCAGTCGCAGTCGGCCCAGAAGCCGCGAGTTGCGCCTGCCTCGGCAACTGATCGAGCCGTGAGCGGATCGAGCCATCCGGGTCCACGCCACTCTCGGACATCCCCGAAGTGTCCTTCCAGTCCCGGGCCGAGGGGGTTGTCACCGCGCACAACGCCGCCACCTGATTGCGTAGACGCTGGGCCGATTCCTTCGGCATTTTCCCCGCAGCTATAGCGTCCTCCCAGGCCCGCATCGCCTTCGGCCCGTCGGATTTGTGATCCTCGCTCGTTGGAGTCTGCACACTCGCCAGCCTTCGTCTGCGAGTGCAGCGTGTCCGGCGTCCCCCGGTGCGCTCCCGTGCATTCCGAGTCCTCGCTGCGGGGAGTCGCAACGGACGCAATGGTCGCCTTCCCGCTTTCGGCATCGCCAGCATTCGCAGTGGCAAGCTGGGATGAAAGCGCCGCAGCAGTCGCCAAACTGATGCCCCCGCTGTCCTCCCTCCCGGCAATCGCATAGTCGGGACCCGCAACGCTCGCCTTCGGAGATGGCACAGAAGTACAGTCGTTGGCGGATGTGCGGCGCACCGACGCTGTGTGCTCCCATACCACTCGACCGGATGGGTTGAGGCACGGACCGCGCCGTCCATCGTCGACGCGGTGCTCGGTGTCCCGGTAGCAGACATCGCACCAGAACACCGCGCTCACCGTACCCTTTGTGAAATGGTGCGGCACGGCTACCTGCGCCGCCCGCTGGTCCGTGGTGCAGCTACTTCCTCCACCACCGTCTCCTCTTCTTCCTCTTCCTTTTCGGGCTCCTCCTCGGATTCAGCCCCGGCCGCCTCAGCCTCCTCCGGTGCGGCAGCCTCCTTTTCGAAGAACTCCGTCACGTTCCCGGCCGATTCTTCGACAGGAAGGGTTTCGCCCACCGCCGGATTTTGGGACGTAGCGAAGTCCAGCTCGGCCTGGCGCTCGGCTTCCGTCATCGGGCGCACCCGCACAAGCTCGCCGTTGTCCTGGCGGATGTAGCTGACTTCGGCCACATTAGGGACGTCGTAGAAGATGTCGCAGATCGTGTGCCGCATTTCGAAGCCGGCCTGCAGGTTGGCAAACAACTGGCCCGTGCGCGCTGCGATCGTGGCACGCCTGGTATCAAACTGCGTCTTGACAACCTTCCAGTCGGTCTCGATCGTCTCCTCCTCCCCGTGGGCCTGGCAGAGTTCCTCTGTCATACGGAGGCGATCTTCGGTGGTGAACGTGTGGCGCACAACTTCAGTGCATTTCGTCAGTCTTGCCATTGGTGTGGTCCTCCTCAGAACCAGTCCAGGTCCTTTTGTTTGGCCGGCGGGGGCGGCTTGGTGGGGAGTTGTGCGCTTTGTACGTTTTGCGTCTCGGCGCGCTGCTTATCACGGAAGAATCGGGAAGGCGATCCCTGGTGGGCCGCCTTCAGGTTTTTGAGCAGGACACTGGCGTCGTGGGGAGAGAGAACGCGGCGGGCGAAGTCCAGCAGATTCACGAAGCCAACCTGGGTCATGTTGTTCTTGCGCTGGTTACAGTCGTGGCAGCAGAGCGGGTCCATATTCTCGAGCGTGAATTCCCCGCCCAGCGATCGAGGAATGATGTGGTCAGGCGTGAGCGAAACGATGTCGATGGGCGCGCGACAGTAGCGGCACTGCACGGCGTTCAGCCCCACGCGAGTCCAGAGCCATGCGCGCAGGTCCGCCTTGGTGAAATGGATTGGGGATGCGCCCCGGCGGATGGATCCTGCGCGCGGACCGCTCTTCCATTTCTTCGGCGCGGCCATCCGCCTCTGGCTGTCCCAGAGGGCGGTCACGCGCTCATCGAATATCTTCTCGGTCAGCATCTCAGTTGATGAACGGATTCCCTTTCCGCGGCGGAGTGCCCCTTGGGGCCTCAGGCGCTGGAATCTCCAGAGCCAGCATGGTGAAGAACTCTCGCACCTCGGCGGGAGTGAACTGCTGTTTCAGGACTTGAATCAAGGTTGGGAGCAGGCGTTCTTTCGGCCCGATGCGCAACGCCGCCGCGTCTCCGTGGTTGGTGGAGTCGGGAGGGCTCGTGAGGATAAAGAGCATGTCGTGGGCACCGTTGGCCCCGGCTACCTTGGACATTGCAACCAGCAGCGCCTGAAGGCCGTCCGCCACTTTGCTGATGGGGCTGTCGCTCATAAGCCTTCCTCTGTGCGTGCGGGCTTTCTTGATGCATTGATTGCCGCAATCAGGACCTCCGAAGCCTCGTTGCTGATCACCATGTAGCAGCCGGGGTCCTTCGGGTGGGTCATGATGAAGGTGAGATTTACGTCCGCAGTGAATAAAGGCGTGAGGCGGCGGAGTGCGTCCGCGACGGTGGCACCTGCATCAGAAACTCTGTCGCTCATAGCCACCTCAGCGCGAGATAGTTACAAGTTAGGTGGAGGCTGTTGTCGACAATGACCAACAGCCAGAAAGCTAACCATGGGGGGGCGTACTTCTCGAAGCCAGTCTCCTTGCACCACTCCCACGGCGCGTTTCGGTGCTCGCCTACAAACTCCCGGCCGAATCCCAGAAAGATCAGCCGCGAACGTTTCGGCGCGAGGAAGTTCTTGACCCAAATGACATAGCGCGCCAGTCCATAGCGGTCGATCAGATAGTGAGTGCCGAAGATGACGAGACCTATATAGCCGGGATGGGGATGCCACTCCGTCATCACCAGCGGGATAAAGCACAGCGAATAAAGGAGGGCGTGAAGCGTGGCGGCGACGGTGCTTTCCCTCTTGTTCTCCGCCATCCAGTGCGACTGGAGAATGTAATCGCCCCAAAGGTGGGCGAGTAACTGAGCCATCATGCGAATACCCTTTGCGGCCGGCAGCGTCCCGCCAGGCTGAGGAGGTTGTGAGAGGTTGGCATCCGCGGCGCTTCAGGGAAAACGTCGCTGACTGAAACCTCGAGGACCGCGCAGATCATCGCGAGGTCGAAGGCGCCGCCGGTGAGGTCGCCGTTCTCGATGCGGTAGACCGAGGAATAGGTAAGGTGGGCGTCATCGGCAAGCTGCTTACGGCTGATTCCCTGGCCGCTGCGCAAGGCAAAGATCATGCGCCCCTGTAAACGGGCGAAGGCAATCTCGGCGTCCGTGCGCGGGATCTTCACGCTGCCACTCTCGGACGCCAGTAAATAATCTGGCCGCTGAAGTCGACAATTACCCGACGGCGACCCATCGCTCGGCTTATCTTTCCGTGCCGCTTGATCCAGAACCAGCGCATCTGGTTCCAGTCCGGGAAGCCATCAGCGCGCGCCAGCGACTCCATTTCGTCCCGCGCCAGCGCCGCGCCGTCGATGTGGACCGTGCTGCTGAGAACTTCCATCTCCACCATTACGACGTGAATGCGGATCGGGCGTACGCAGGTACATGGCTCCGCTTCCGGCAGGATGCGAAATGCTCCAGGGTGCCGCGCGCCACAGTAGAGGTAGAGTTTGTCCCCCTTCTTTATGGGCACCTTGCGATCAGCGCGGATGGTGTGAGCCTTCGTCCCCAGACGGATAGGCTCAACGAACTGCCGCATGAAATTGAGCATCGGCATTACGCGCGTCTCTCTTTCCGGATCCCGTAGAACGACCGCCGCCGGTCCATGTCTCTGGCGTACATCGCCATCACGTCGATCAGCTGGCGGGTATCGAGTTCGCTGAAGAAGCAACCCGATCCCCCTTCACTCGCCAGCCCCAGCAGCGCCCGACGCTGCCCCGGGATAAAGGCATTCCACCAGCGGCGTACCTGGTCCTGAGTCATCGGCATCATCGGGCAACCTTCGACGGAAGGGCTGGGCCACAGTTCATGTAACAGGGGCCTTCGCCACAGTCGATGCATGGAGGCCCCTTCTTCTTCGGCCTCGGTGAAAGCACGCTGCAAACGTGGCTCTGTCCAGACTTAACGACCGTCCGACACAGGGGGCAGGTCATCTCGCAGCCCTGAACGAAGATTTCGCAGTGGCCAGTCATGCGGGCGGTCACAGGAACAAAACCTCCCGGTTCGCGGCGACGTGGCCCTTCTCGGTGATGATCAGATCTGCAGTTCTGAGGGCGGAAAGGTAGGAGTCAAATGTGCCGCTCTCAGCCATCCCCACGCTTTTGGCGAGTTCCGCCCGTGGAATCAAGACATGCGGTGACCGGATCAGTACCTCGAGCATGCGCCTGGCCCCGAGCTTCAGCTTCGGAGCCCACACAGCGAATACCTCTGCGGTGGTTCGCGGTGGGGGTCCGAATCGCGCACCGAGGAAGTCGAGCCCGGCGCGCGTGGCCTTCCACTTCCCATCCTGAATCTCAATCAGCCCCGCTGTGCGCAGGGCGGACTTATACGAGTCGAAGGTCCCGCTCCGCTTCATTTCGGATTGCACGGCGACCTGCGCTTCACTCAGGGCCTTGGGATGCCACTGACAGAGCACGCCAAGCATGCGCCGCGCGCCAGCTTTGATCGGCTGGGCCGACGTTCCATCTGTACCGTTGGGTACATTTTGCACATACTGTACGGCCGCGTGGGCGAGCGCGCGGACTTCCGGGATCCGTGCGGCGGCAGGAGGATGCACCGCTACGCGAGGCAGCGGCGGCGGTGCAGAATCTTCATCCTCGTAAGCGAGGACGATCGCGGCGATGACGCGGATGTGCCCTGCTACCTCGTTCATCACGCCGATGCCCTTGATGCCGCCCTGCTTCACCAGCCGGCTTACAGCGCCGAGGCACTTCTTTTGATCTTTCCCCTCGAGTAGCTGGGGCGCGAAGGTATCAGCCTCGTCGATGAACAGGTGGAGGGCATCGCGGTTGATGCGCAGGAGTTCGCTGGAGAAGTCGAGGACAAACTGAATCTGATCCTCGGTGATCCAGTTCCCCACGTCGAAGATGGCGGAGAAGCCATGCTCCACCAGCGCCCGGGCCATGGCTTTGCCGCCGCGGGGTTCCAGTGGCGCGTCCGCATGCTCTCCGCCGAAGACCACCACGGCATAGCCTGGACCCTTGCCGTCGGCCGAGGAGCGCAGACCGTACCATGCGGACGTTGGGTCGATGACGGCGATTTGCTGGCCGTGCTCCAGCATCTCCTCCGCTTCGACGCTGGCGGTATAACTCTTGCCGCTGCGCTTACGCGCGAGAATCGCCTGGGTGGAAGTTACAAGATCAATCGGCAGCGCAAAGCCCTCGGCTATCTTGAGGTCTTTCATCCCCAAGGCTCCGCTTTAGCAATCGCGGCGTCCATCTTTGGGATCAATGCGCAGATGGAATCACATTGCACGGTCGGGTTATTGTGGTGAACCTCATGCCACGAAGCGGCTTCAGCTCGAATAGCCTTGAGCGCGCTCAGCAGCGCCGGCGCAGCGAAGAAGAGGGACGCATTGGCGGCCTCTTCCACCTCACCAAGACCGCCCATGATGACGGCGATCCCCCCGGGGGCATGTTCCCGAGAGCGCACGACAAAGCGCCCCCCGGTAACATCATCGAACGGCAGGCCCAACTTATGAAGCTGCCACGGCTCTGCTGTGTGTTTTGCGTTCGCCATCACGCCCCCACCGGATTACAGCCACATCCGTCCTCGTCGACCTTGCATCCGCAAGCCCCGCAAGTTCGCGCGACGGACTCCTCAGCATGTTTGGCATGGTCTTCAATCGCGTTGCCCTGCGTAACATGCTTGCCGGATTTCCAACCGCATTCACAGACGGCAATTACGCCATCTTCGAGAAACGATTCCTCAAAAGCAGTTAGGGCGTGCCCCGGCGCGCTCACCCGGCCGCCGCCAGCGCTTCCTGCTCGAGGCGCACCACCTTACCGTCCTCGACCATGTAGAACACGGCACCCTCAACCTCCGGGATTTCGCGCATTTCGCTGGTGCCGATGGCAATGGCCTGGTCAAGGTTCGCTTCGAGCAGCAGCGGATAGAAGGCGTTGCGCCCCTCGGTGTCCAGCAGGTCCACCTCATCCACCACTACCATGCGAATCTCGCTCACCTGCGCCAGCGCCACCTGAAACGCCACGCAGAAGCGCAGGCGTTCGGAGCCCGACAGAGCGCGCAGCGGCAGCGTGGCCTTGGTGGCGGTATTGGTGACGACAAAGCCGTAAGGCTCAATCTGGAAGCTGCAAACGTAGCCCCACCGCTGCAGCGCCGCGTTCATGGCGCTGCTGAATGTCCCAATGTGCGAGGCCAGCAGTTCCGCCTTCACGCCGTTGGGGCCGAAGTACTGCACCAGCCATTCGAGGACCTCGGAGGCTTTGCGCAGCGCCGCCACCTTGTTTTCCGCGCGGGCGATTTCATCCCGGCGGGCGGTGGCCAGCGCGATCTTCTCCAGTTGCGATTCGAGCTTGCTCAGTTCCTCCCGCATTGCAGGGATCGCGGGATCCTCTGCTGGCTCCGGGGGCATCGTGGCCCTCAGCTCATCCAGTTCGGCGGAGGTCGCCTTCAGCAGTGTTGAGTTCTCGCTGATCAGATCGCGGCAGCGGGTCTTGCTGGCGGTGCTGCGCTCATGGTCTTCGAGCTTCCGCTTTGCGCCCTGGACGTCGCCCAGTTCCTTCATCGCATTCTGGACGCCCTTCAGATCCTGCTTGGCCTTCTCCATGGCGTTCTTGTGGGGCGTCAGGGCATTGGCGAGGAATTCGGCGCTTACATCCCGCCGGCATACCGGGCACTCGTCTTTCTCTCCGAGACCTTCAAACAGGGTGATCGTTCCCCGGATCGTTGCCAGTAGCTCATTGAGGTGGGTCTGCTCCCGGAGCAGGTCCGCCAGGTGCTTGTCGCCGGCAGCAATGTTCGTCTGCTCTGTCAGTTGCTTCTTGCTGAGGATCATGGCCTCGACATTCGCCAGCGTCTCCTCCTCAAGCCGAATCTTCGACTCAAGGTTGCGGACGCGCTCCTCGAGTACGGCGGCCTGCGAACGCGCCTTGCTTGCCAGCATCACCTGATCCAACCGGGCTGCGTCGGTCTCGCGCAGCTGGCGCCGTACTTCTTCGATCCGCTCGTGAGCGTTCTCCGGGGCTCCTTCGGGCATGGCGATCGGCTCGGGGATGCGCAGGTTCTTCAGGTCGCGGTTGATATCGCGGCGGAAGTCAAAAGAGAGTTTGTAGAATCGCTCAATCGTTTCGAATGGCGAGTCGTTCATCCAGCGCGTGTCGCTCGGTCCGACGATTCCCGCGTCGTCCAGCTTCTGTGCCAGCCCCACTGGCCAGTCATAACTGTCGGGCACGATGACGGAGGAGAGCAGCGCCTTCTGAGCGTTAGCATCCAGCCCGATGAAGTAATGCGAGTTGAGGACGCAGGAGAGCACGTCGCGCTGGGCGTCCAGATATTGCTTCAGGCTGTCCCCGGTCCAGTCCGCGTCTTTGGGATCCGCAAAGGTCAGGGTGCGCCCGCTGGCCTCGGTGAGAGAGCAGCGCAGCTGAACCTCGCGGTTGGCCTGGAGCTTCATCTGGATGATGGCTTTATCGCAGCCCTGGCGGATCAGCTCGGCAGCGCCCGCCCCGCGCGCGTCGGTGGAATCGCAGCGCCCGGTTATTGAGAATTCGATGGCCTGGCCGATGGAGCTTTTCCCGCGACGGTTTGCGCCCCGGATGCAGGTAAGACGATCGAGCGTGATATCGCTCTCGGTGTGGTTACGCCAGTTGATGAGTCTCACTCGGTTGATTTTCATTGGTCGGCTCCTTGGGTCAGGGTGGGAGTTGTTTCTAGGCTGTTTCTTCGTCTTCGTCGTCTTGGTCGGGCTCACCGGGAAGCGCAGCAGCCAGCTGTTTCCTCTCGGGAAGTGACACGAGAGCAATAGAGCGGGGCCTGCTCGTCTCGATCACCTTGCGAGCCGCTTCTTCGGTGCAGGGGTTCAGGGCGTAGATAGCGGCGGGGCTAACGAAGCGCGTGCGCGCGGCGACGGCTCCGCGGATGACCTTCGACCCAGCTGGCAAGAGGCTGTATTCCTCTTCGCCTGCCAGATTGGTAAAAGTGGCATACTCGGGGCGCTTCATTTCGACTTCTCGCTCAGGCAGCTCGGGAACGTCAACCTGAAAGAGCGCAGGACCGCCGAAGTAGCGGGTGGTTACGAATCCCACCTCCTTTTGGTGGCCCATCAGTTCCACCACTGCCCAACCCTCGAAGTTCGTGTTAGTCGTTTGCGTGTCCATTAGATTGAGTCCTCGTCTTCGTATTCGTCTTCGTGCTGCGCATCGCAGTCATCGCTCAGGTGGTGAGTGCAGTCATCGGCAAACTCCTCGCCGGTATCGTGGTCTTCGATATCGCCAGAACAGTTACAGGCCTGGCCGCACTGTGGACAATCGTGGCTCATGCCCCGTCCCCGTCCCCGTACCCGGACCCGTCCCCGGACCCGTCCCCTTTCGGTTCAGACTCTCGTATCTGCTTCAGCACGGCGCTCAACCGCGGTACAGGGCAATCGCGGCGGTGGGTCACAGGCGCGGGGGTTACGTTGTACGACTTGCAGAGCTCGCACTTATGAATCTCCTGCCCTGTTCGCTTCCCGCCGTCGCCCAGCAATGCGATATGGCGATAGGCAGTCCGCTTGACTGCGATGGCGGCCAGCACCAGTTCCTGAGTTAGTGCGTTCTCGCTGGCGAATTTCATGCCAACTCCTCCCATTCCTCAACCTCTTCTTCGTCGTCCTGCTCCTTCGGCGCCGAGATACCGAACTTTGGCTTGCTCACGGTGACCGCGACGTTCTCCTTGATATCGAGGTCGGTGATGGCGCGCTTCTTCGCCTTCAGGTAGCTCTTGAGCTTGGTTGAGCTGACGAATAACTTCTCGATCCATTCCACGTCTTCCGGGAAGGCGTCCCGGTGGCGGAACAAGGCCTGAACGGTGGGCAGCAGGGGAAACTGTGTCGAATCATGATCCTTGAACCCGATCCGCGTGACGCGGCCATTGCCGTCCTGGAGTTCTACCGGCAGCCCGCTGGCGTCGATGGCATCCTTCAGAACGCGCTTGGCAACCGCCTCCTGTTGCTTGAGCAGAACCAGCCGGCGGCCCCACTGCTCGGGCGTGGCCGAGGTGTTGGGATTGAAGTTCCCGATTGGGCAGCCGTTCGGGCGCTGGAGCAGCGGGCAATACTGGCAGTGATTGCCTGGCAGCGCCGGCAGCGGCTTTCCAGCGTCGTAAGCCGCGTGGATTTCTTCCTGCCGCTTCCGCGAGTTCAGCATCTGCTGGCGGAGTTTCAGATAGTCCTCAGTGCGCGTGAAGGTGACGCTCCGCCGGCACCTGGAATAGCGCACAAACACCAGCTCGAATTCCACTTCCTCAACCGAGGGGAAGTTTTCGAACACGAGGAACGAATAGCGCATGGCTTGGTCGGTATTGGGTTCGAACGGCCGCGGATGGCTCTTGAAGTCCTCGATCTTCGCTTTAGTCCGGGACAATTTCAGCAGCACGTCGAGCGTGCCCGCCGCGTTACCCTCATCGCTGGAAAGCGAAAACTCTGTGTCGTAGACGTGCTCGTAATCGACGAGGTAGTTATCGCGCAGCCCGTCAAGGATCGTGGCGGCTTCCTGCCCCGCACCGAGGGCCAGCCGATCGAACTCTCCCCAATCGGCAGGAACCTTTCGCGCAACACAATGCGCAATGTAGCGGCTCATGACTCGGTGGATCTCGAGGCCGCGAACCGATTGCAACCCGCCGGGCATCTGATGACCTTCGATCACCTGAACGCCGTAGCTGTGGGGGCAGGCGGCAACCTCCACGAGAGATTGCCGGTTGCTGGGCACGGTTCCCGCCTGCACAGTAGTTACCAAGGCGGCTGCGCTCATTTCCGCAACCTTTCTTCCGATGAACTCCGGATGGCCGCCAAAATGTCAGTATTGACAGCGGGGCGCATCAGCCGGAAACGCCAGGCCAGTTCATCCTTCGGCTTGTTATCGCAAACGTAATTGAAGCGGTTGCGCCATGGCTCCTTCAGCCGCTCGAAGGAGATTTCATGGTGCAACCAAGCGCACATATCTCCGACCTGAGGATTTGCTTTCTCGAACGCAGCTTCGCACTCCGCCATTTCCTCCTGCCATGACCTAATATCTGCGATGAGTTCGTGTCCGCACCCGTTGGCGCAGATGGTCTGCGCCGCGTCGGCCTTGAGCTCGGTGAGGGCCGTGCACCCGTTGGCGTAGATGTACTGCGCCGCGTCGGCCTTGAGCTCGGTGAGGGCCGTGCACCCGTTGGCGTAGATGTACTGCGCCGCGTCGGCCTTGAGCTCGGTGAGGGCCGTGCACCCGTTGGCGTAGATGTACTGCGCCGCGTCGGCCTTGAGCTCGGTGAGGGCCGTGCACCCGTTGGCGTAGATGTACTGCGCCGCGTCG